TCACTCATCTTCGGTGGCGCACTCCTCGCAGCCGTGCTTCGGCTGCTCCTCGTCGCGGTGGTCGGGGCACATCTCGTGCACGCTGATCAGGTCGGCCCAGTAGCCGTCGTCCTCGGCCTTGTACTCGGCCGCCTGCGCCTCTGCCGCTTCCAGGGTGTCGGCAACGTAGATGCAGCCTTCGTCGTTGAACACGCCGTACTCGGTGGCCATGTCCGCTACTCCTTCGTCTGGTGTGGCCTGTTGGGGTGTCAGCGCTGGAAGTACTCGCGGATGTGGTGGCGCAGTGACGCGATGGCCTCTCGCTTGTTGGCGATGGGGTCCGAGTAGTCGAACGGGCCGCTGTCCACGATCCAGCCGGAGAAGCTGGCGCCGTCCTTCTTGTAGAAGCGGCGGGCGGTCGCAACCAGCTCGACGTTTGCGTACTGCCGGTTGGCGATGTCCTTCACGATCCTGCGGGGGTCCTTGGCCAGCTCGGGGTCAGGAATGTAGAGAGCCGTGATCGTGTGGCCTTCGTCGACGATGGCGACGTGGTTGGCGTCGTAGGGGGTCCGCTGGGCCTTGTTCTCGGTTGCCATGATCACTGTTACTCCCTGGTCGCTCCCGGTTTCTGTTTAACAAGAATGACGCGCACCGTACCCCTTGTCAACTCATCACGCCAGATGGATGCTAGATTCTGTTAAACACTTACCGAGGGGGAGCGATGGGACGACCCGCCACCGGCCAGACCAAAGTCATGGGCTTCCGGCCACCCAAGCCGCTACGCGACGAGTTCGAGCAACTCGCCGCAGCAGAGGAGCGCACGCCATCCGACGCGCTCATAGAGGCCATGCACGACTGGATCAAGAAGAAGCGGCGGGAGCGCGAGGCAGCCGACGGCCCCGCATAGACTCCGCTCGTGACCACCTTCGACTTCCCCACCGACCTGCTGGCCGCCGGACGCGCCTCATGGGAAGCCATCCAAGCCGGACGGCTCACCGTCGCCCAAGCCACCGCCGTACACGACGGAGTCGTCGCCTACGCCACCGAGCACGGACACAGCCGGTACGAGGTCGAGATGGCGTTGAAGCGGACCGTGCGGCACCCGGAGCCGGAGGCTACGGAGGACTGACCACTTCCCGGCGCCGGGAAGTGGCCTGACCTGCGGCGGGGGGATGCGTCTCAGACAAGACCCCGAACCTGTGCCACCGTCAACGGCATGACAGAGAAGAGAGAGTGGCGCCGCTCCGAAGCCCGCAGGCTCAAGCCGCGCCCCTGCCCGGAATGCCGCACCGGAACCGAGATGCCACGCTGGGCCATCGCCGACGCCACCGACAGCCCCGGCCCGATAGTCGTAGTCAGCCGCGAGTGCACCAACCAGCTGTGCGACAGGGGCCCCGGCTTCGGATGAGCAACGCCCCGTCTGCATGGCAGACGGGGCGGCTTCAGTTCAACGGTGGCGGCGCAATCTGCGCGCGTAGGCAGTCATCCCCAGCGCCTCCGCCTCGTCCGGGTCATCGATCCGGCGGCCAGGACTCATGAGTATCAGCCGCTCATCGGTAACCGGACGGCAGGCGGGGATCTCGCCGCCCTGGGCATAGCCACGACGGAACAAGCGGCGAAGCAGGCGACGGATCACGGCACCCTCCGGAAGTGTGCGGCCCCGTCCGGCGCTGTACGGACGGGGCCTCAGCCACAACAAACCCGCGCTTGGCTAGTGCCTGCAACGGATGTGACCAGTCTACGAGGGCCCGCCGACAACGCCGGGGCGGCGAGTCGACAGCACGTAGTCGCCAGCGAGCTGCTGCGGCTGTCGCATCTTCGCAAGCGCCTCAGACACCGATGCTCCGAGCGCCTGCGCCGCCGCCTGCGCAGCCTCCGTGAGATGGATGGTGAACGGGGTCGCCATCGGAGCCTGCTCAACAGGCGCGGGCGACTCCTCGAACCTGTGACGGTCGACCATCCGCAGTGCGCGGTCAGCGTTCGGGTACGGGCGGTAGGCCATGGCGTCTCCTCTGCTCCCCGCCAGGATCGCAGAGGCTCACGCCTCCTCGGGCCAGGTCGTCAACACGGTGCCGGTTTCCTCGTCGGTGAGGGTGACCCGCGCGTCCGGCAGCTCGCCCCACTTCCCGATCCAGATGGGCAGCATCCCGCGCGCGATCGCCTCGCTCCCCCACCAGCCGTGCGCCACGGGTCGGCCCTCGGAGGTGAGGGTGAGGTGGAAGCGGTCGGGGTGCATGGCGCCAGCATGGCAGCCGGCCCGATGGCACCCAGCGGCGGGCAGCCGCAGAGCCTCCCGTGGGGAGCCGGGAGGAGCGGCGGGCCCTGCCGCTCGCAGCGAACAGCAGGACCCGAAGGGGGGAGTCATCGCTCGGGAGCGCTGATCCCTCGCGCATCACCCTGCACCACGAACCAGCCACAGCGATAGATCACGGCCGGAAATAGTTCCAGCTCCCCGAACCGCGGGGGTGAACGCGCGAGCGCCCGACCAGCCGGCCGGGCGCTCGGGGTTCGGCGATCGCGTCAGACCATCGCCACTGGGCACCCAGCGGGCGCGACAGGCGGGGTAGCGCACGTCGTGGAACATGCCACCCCGCAGCCAGGATGCCAGAAGCCCCGCCAGGACGGGGGGCCTGACGGGGCCTATCGGCAGTGTGGCATGGGGGCGGCTACTCGGGGCGGTAGAGCGGCGAACCGGAGCACCGGACGTTCGTGCAGACGGCCTCCTCCTCGCCGCCGAGCTCGGTGTACAGGCGCAGCGAGTAGGTCCCGCAGTCGGAGCACGGGCGGGCCGGGCCGGGCTTCGTGTACTTCAGGAACTCCTTGAACGGCGTCGTCATAGTCCGATGTCCTCCGATGCGGCGTCGGTCCATTTGTCGGCTTCGCGGATGTAGCCCCAGAAGGCGGGGCTGTTTTCGGCGTGGCCGGACTGTTCGCGGATCTTCTCCTCTCGCTTGCCTGCGCGTCGAGAGGTGGTGATGAATCCGGCTCGCATGCTGTGTCCGGTGAGCCGTACCGACAGGCCGGCGCGTTCGGCGTTGCGGGCGATGATCTCGCGGACGGCTTCCGGGGAGAGGGCACGGTCGCCGAGGCGGCCGTGGACGGTGATGGGCAGGAAGGCGGGGCCCGAGCTGATGCCTGCGGCGGCGCGCCAGGTGAGCCAGGCGCGGACGGGGCAGGTGTCGGGATTGCGGCCGTAGCTGACGACGACGTCCCGGGGCGGCCTCCCCTTTACTGCGGGGACGTGGACTTCGAGTCCTTGGCTGACGTGGACGATGGTGTCGGCGCGGAGGGCGGCGACTTCGGCGGAGCGTCCTGCTACGGCGAAGGCCATGAGCCAGAGGGCGCGGTCGCGGAGTCCGGTGAGTCCGTCGGCGACGGCGGCGTTCATCTGCCGTAGTTGTTCGGGGGTGACGGCGACGGCTTTGCCGCGTCCGCGGGCTTGCCGTTCGGGGTCGTTCTTCAGCGGCTTGAGGGCCTGCCGCGCGGCGACGGTGGCAGCCTTCGGCACCTCTACCCCGTGTTCGTTCCGGGCGGTGACGGTGACCCCGGTGATCCTGCGGTCGATCGAGCTGGGCGCGGCGAGCTTGATGGTGTCGAGCCAGACAACGAACCCGACAAGCGTGCCCTTGGTGACGGCGGTGGACGGCAGGCGGCTGCCGGTGCGCTCCCCCAGCCAGTCGTGGAACTCCTCCCACAGCTTCCAGTCGTTGGCGTAGCCGCGTTTGGTGTTGTGGGGGCGGATGGCGTCGAGGTGCTTCTCGGCTGCCTCTTCCATGGCGTGGAGGACGGCGAGCGTCGCAGCGTCGTAGGCGGCGGGGGTGGCGTCCGGCTGGCGCGGGATGAGGTCGGTCACGGCGTCTCCTCGTAGCGGTAGACCCAGCCGGGCCCCTCGTCGAGGCTGTTCACCTCTCGCCGGTAGAGCAGCCGTCGCGGCTGAACCGGCGCGTTCGGGTCGGCGTGCTCAAGCTCTCGCCACGTCGGCGGATGCAGCAGCTCGTAGGTGTGCGGTGGGTTCATCGGGTCGCCCTCGATGACCACCCGCATGCCGTGCGCCGGTCCGCCGAAGAGTTCGATCTCTACGCTCACGCCTTGGCCTTCCGTGACTTCGTAGGCGGTCACACGCTCATCGACAGATTCGGCATGGCACGACAGGCCTCCGCGTGCAGCTGTGCCCATTCGCGGGCGTCACGGTCGGCCGCTTCCGGGTCTCGCACCTTATCGTTGAAGGTTATGCGCTTGACGACTCGCCAGTGGCTGAACTCGTTGGTCGCCTGGCAGTCGGTGCAGGTGACGGTGGTGTGGTTGCGGTTCTCGCCGATCCCGTCCGGTGTGGAGTAGGTGCGGTTCCCGTGCGTGAGGTCGACGGTGGCGCCGCCGACGGTGAGGTAGCGGGCGATGACACCGTCAGGCCAGGAGGTGGTCTTCTGCTCACTCATGCGGTCACCGCCGGGCGGGGCAGGGCACGGCACTTCTCCGCGTGCTCTTGGGCGTGGCGCTTCGCGATGGGCAGCCACTCGTTGAAGCGCTCTTTCTCCTTCTCCGGGGTGTCGTCGTAGCGGCCTTCGGTGTTGGTGTGGTCGCTCCAGTGGCACAGCTCGCCGCCACACTCTGCCCGGATGTCGGCAGTGTCGTCGTTGTAGGTGAGGTCGACGGTGGCGCCGCCGACGGTGAGGTAGCGGGCGATGACACCGTCAGGCCAAACTGTTGAGCTTTCCATGTTCCCTCCAGGTTGGTGGCTTGCCACCACTATTGCACATCCCTTTGACCGGTGGCAAGCCACCTGACATAATCCACACCATGGCCAGCGAAGAGGAACGCCGACGGCAGCACCGTCACCGCCACAAGCAGCGCGTCCTGCGCGGCATCCCCGACGACCTGGTCAACGACTTCGACGCCGCAGCACACGCCGCACGCAGCGACCGCAGCCGCATCACGCGGCAACTGTGGGAGTGGTACGCCAGACGACCGGGAGCGGAGCTGCCCAAGAGGCCAGCGGCCCCATCCATCGAGTCGGACAATCACCCCAAATAACGCCCGCGATATCGCATGTTATCGAGAGTCGGCACGGCCAACTGCCCTTGCCGCGGCAGCGATACGAACGCCTGTCTGTCACGGCTCGGTGACAGCGGCCCGTCTCCCCCGCAGGCGCCCTACCGTGTTCCGACATTCAACTTCGGGGGGACTCATGCGCGCACGCGCTACCGCGGCTACGGCCGCGCTGCTCCTGGCCGTACTCACCGCATGCGGCGGGGGGGACGGCGATAGCTCCAGCAGCAAGCCGAAGCCGAGAGCCTCGGCTGGCAAGGAGAAGTCCGTCGACTGTACGGACGAGTCGCTGGACCAGGCCGACTGGATGGAGCACTGCGCCGACGAGGCCGGTACGGGCGGGGACGGGACCGAGGGGCAGGCGACGGGCCTGGAGTTCGGGGAGTCCTACGAGTGGCCGGACGGGCTGAAGGTGACGGTCGTCGACGCGAAGGTGTTCACCGACTACGACCCGGGACTGCTGGAGTCGGCGGAGCCCGGCAAGACGGACTTCCGGGTGAGCCTGAAGCTGGAGAACACAGGTAAGGCTCCGGTGGATCTCGGGGACCTGTCGACGATCATCGAGGGGGCGACGAACGGCGGGGAAGCCTCCTTCACTACCTTCGAGAAGGGTTCACAGCCGCTCGAGGGCCGGCTCGCTCCGGGTGTGACGGTGACGAAGAACGACGACAACGTCCTCGAGACCCGGTACGGCCGGAAGGTCGTGGTGACGGTGCAGCGGATGAGCGACGACTTCGGCCTCGAGGCCCCGGAGTTCACGGGCGAGATCGCAGGCTGAGCACAGCAAGGCGCCCCGCACCGCCGCCGAAGCGGTGGTGCGGGGCGTTGTCGTTCACGCGGCGTCGTCGGGCGTCCACCCGTGAGGCAGTCCGGGGTAGTCCGGTTCCTGGAACGGCTGGGTGGCCGGCGCGGGGATGGGCGGTGGTTCTTCGTGGCCGAGGCGGACGAGGCTGCCGACGTCGGCGGCGGTGTCGTCGCGCCGGGGCGGGCGTTCAGGGGCTTCCGGCATGGTGGTTCCTGTCAGGCGGTGGTGTTGTTGGTGATCAGGCCGAGTGTGGCCAGGGCGCTGATCAGGGAGGCGAGGGCCGCGTTGCCGCCGGTTGAGCCGGTGACGGTGGGCTTGGCGACGGCCGTCGCCCCGTAGAAGCCCAACGTGGTGCCGAGGTGGCGCAGCATCAGGGAGACGATGAGCGCGTCGTCCGTGGTGAGTTCGTTGGCCGCGGACCGGCGCAGGTTGGTGTCTCGTGCTACGCCACCTGGACCCCACTCGATCCGGTCGGGTGTGACCCGGGCCCGATCGAATGTCTCCGCGCCGACGTGCAATCCGAGCAGCGCGTCACCTGCGGCGACCGTGTTGATGGTGAGGCTGCCCGTGATGGAGCCGCCCACCTTGTCGAACTTGCCCGTCTCCACTGCGCTGGTCCGGTTCTCCACCGCGGTAGCCCGATTCTCCAGGCCGAACTGCCCACCGACCCGGGTCTGCAGGTCGGTGACGAACCCGTTGAGCGCGTTCCCGTCGCTGGCCGGGTAGGCGCCGATCGCAGCCGGGGTGACCGAGTCCGTGCCGCCGGTGGCATGGCTGGCGGCATGCGCGGTAGGGGTGCGGGCGTTCGTGGTCGTCGGGTCGTCGGAGCGGAGGGCGACGGTGGGGCCGGCGCCTGCTGCGCCGAGCGGCGGCTGCGGCCCCTCAGGTCCTTCGGGCCCAGGTTCACCTTGCTGGCCCGGCTCTCCCTGAAGGCCAACGAGCGAGGCCAGCCACTCCGTCTCCGTGCCGGTGTAGCCGTCCGCGACGGCCACCTCGTAGGCGGACACCCCGTCCTCACCAGGCGTTCCAGGGGCACCCGGGGTGCCGTCCTGGCCAGCTACTCCCGGGACTCCGGGCGTACCGGGCTCCCCGCGGAGCGAGGCGAGGAAGTCTTCCTCCGTTCCGCTGTTTCCGGCGTCCAGCCACACTTCGTAGGCGGACGCCCCCTTCTCGCCGTCGGATCCGTCCGTGCCCGGGAGTCCTCGCGGTCCGGGTACGGGGACGTAGTCGGGGGTCTCGGGGTCGAGGTGCTGCAGTTGGTCGAGGTCGACGTCGTCGGGGGCACCTTCAAGGGTGAAGTAGAAGGCGCGGCTCTGGTTGCCGATGGTGATGATGGCCTGCCACAGCCAGCCGGCGGGGTTGCCTGCCGCGCTGTTGTCGAGGAGTTCCACCCCGACCGTGCCGTCGGCGTCGATGAGCTGGCCGTCATCGTTGAAGCTGTAGCTGCCCTTGCCGGTCCAGGTGACGGGGATACCGTCGAGGACAACCGCGGGTGCAGTCGGGGAGAGGCGCACTGTGCCGACGCCGGCTGCCCCGCCTGCCGGGTTGGCAACAGTGAGGTGCACCCGCTTCGTCGGAACGTCGTCGGGGAAGGGCATGCTCACACTCCAGTGCGGTTGTACTCGTCGACCAGTGGGTGTGCGGGCTCCGGCTCGATTCCGGCTCGGTTCATCTGGCGGGCCCACCGGTCGGTCGTCCAGGCGAAGGCGCGCAGCATCGTCTCCAGCCGCGACATCTTGCCCCTGAGCTGCCCGTTCTCTTCGTCGACGCGGCGGACGGTGGCTTCGAGGACGGCGAGGTTCGCGGCCTGCTGTGCCGGCGCCGCGTTGGCTCGGGCGGCGGCTTCGGTCGCTGCGGCGGTCGCCCTGGCGGCGTCCCTGGTGGCGCGGGAGACGAACCATCCGCCGCCTCCGAGAACACTGCCCGCGGCTCCGATGATGCCCGCCCACTCGGCGACGTTCATGGCGCCTTACCTCTCCAGGGCGGTCGCGATGCTGAGGGGACCGAGTACTCGGGCACCGTGCTCGCCCACAAAATCACCCCGACGTGACTCGTCAGGTACCAGATGGCGACGAAGCCGCCGCGGGAGTAGTCGCCGGTGAGGACGGCGACGGTGTAGGCGATGGCCCACACGGTGGGGGGCAGTAAAGCGGCCAGGTAGCCGAACCAGTCCCGGCCGATGCGGAGGAACGCGCTGCCGAGGGTGATGAGCCCGCACGCGATCCACAACCAGGACCAGTGGCGGAGGCTGCACAGGCCGGTGAGGAGTTCGAGGCCTGGGGCTTCGGGCGGCGGGTCAACGAGGAAGCTGACGCCCCAGCAGGTTTTACCGATGCCGAGGATCGCGAGGAACGTGCCGCGGCGGCCCAGCCGTTTGTACAGCCGCCGGGCCGCACGGCACCGCATCAGACCGCCCGGGGCGGTTCGGCCGTGGCCGGCGCGCTCGGGTTGGCCGGGGAGACCTGCGCGCGAGTCAGGAGAGCGAGCCCGGCGAGGACGACGGCGTTGATCGCGCCGACCTTCTCCGCGGACAGGTCGAGGCCGTATGCGGCAAGGAGCGCGGCGACCGCAGCGACGAGACCGGTGAACGCGGACGGGGCGATGGGCCGGGTGAGCACGGCGGTCGCTGCGGCGAACACGGCGGAGATGACGGCGACGATCGCGCCCGCCTGCTCGGCGTCCAGACCGAACTGGAAGGTGACCAGCAGGGACAGGCCAGCCGAAATGCTGGCGATGAGGAGAGCCGGTTCACGGCCGAAGACCTTCATGAGGGGTCCGTTCTGTTGGTGGGTCAGGCGACGACGTTGAAGCCGTACCGCTTGCCGAGGCGCTCGAGAGATGCGCGGCCGGGGATGCCGTCGGCGTCCTTGCCGCGGTAGCTGCCGCCTGCCTTGGAGCGCTGCCACGCGGCGTAGGCCGTCACGGTGGTGGTGCCGTAGTGGCCGTCGCTGTACTTCTTGGCCAGCAGGCCCGCGTCGACCAGGGCCGCTTCGACGACCTTGACCCCGCTGTAGGTGACCGGTGTGCCCTTCGCCGCGGGGTTCGACTTGGCGGCGGCGACTAGCTGGGACAGGTCGACGGTGGGTACCTGCGGCTTCGGCAGCGGCTTGGGGGCGGCCGGCTTCGGCGCAGCGGGCTTCGGCTCGGGTTTGTCGCCTGCGAGCCGTGCGGTGACTCGGGTGAGGATGTCGTCCCAGTCCATGCCGGGCCCGCGGGGGTCGATCTTTCCGGGCTGCCAGTCGAGGTGCCGGAGTGCGGAGCGCGCACCCCATCCGTGGTGGCGGCAGATCGCTGTGATGACGCGGACGATCGCCTCGACCTGCTCCGGCGGCCACGGGTCGACGTTGTCGCCGAGGTTCTCGCACTCGAAGCCGTAGAAGTGCCGGTTGCCGTCCACCGTCGCCTCGTCGTCGACGGGCGGCTTCACCTCGTTGATGACCGCGCGCAGCACGTCCGGGTCGCCGAGGCCGGCGTGGTTGGCGCGGCCGTAGCCGACGAGGTGCACGGTGCCGTCTTTGGCGATGACGCCGTGACAGAGCGGGCCGGGTAGACCGGAGTAGCCGTTCTGGCACATCCGCACGGTGGCGGCGGTGCCCTTGGTGACGGTGTGGTGGATCATCACGCCGTGGACGGGTCCCCACGGTCCCTTGGTGTTGCGGTTGTGGGTGCCCCAGTCGTCGACCTCGAGGACGGTGATGCCCTCGGCTCTGAAGAGGGCGGCGAAGGTGGCGGCAGGCATGGGTGGTGCCATCGGAACTCCAGGCGGGAGGCGCTTGGGGGCGCGGGCTAGGTGGTGCGGAGGAAGGTGATGTGCAGGCGGAGGTTGGTGCCGCCGTCGATGTCGTCGGTGGCGGTGCGGAGGGTGACGATGCCGTCGGTACCGATGACGAAGCCGCCGTGGACGATGCCGTTGTCGAAGCAGCCGGTGATGGTGCTGTGCTGGGGTCGCCATGCCGAGGGGACAGTCGCGCACACGGTGTCGGCGATGTTGCCGCTGTTGGCGGTGATCTTGCCGCCGGTGCGGGCCAGGTACAGGTCGATGCTGGTGACCTTGCCTTGCCGGTGTCCGTAGAAGTCGAGCACGGAGAACCCGGCGGCGGCGCTGAGTCCGGTGGTGCTGCTGGCCAGCGACGGCTCCGGAGTCACCCAGCTGCTGCCGTTGTAGATGTCGAGCCGGTTGACGTCGTTCAGCCACGTCGCCATGCCCTCGACCGGAGCGGTGAGGGTGGCGCCCCGCTGTGACGCGGAAGCGAACCGCATCACGCCGCGCGGGATGACCCCGTTCGCGAGGTCGGCGATCGCTTTGGCCATGTCGGGGGCGTCGGTGAGGGAGATCAGGGAGATGCCCTGCCCGTAGTCGTCCTGTGTGGGCACGCGCCCCTCCTAGATCGTGTATGTGATGCCGTCGAGGGCGACCCACTGCGGCAAGTTCGTCGACTGGTAGGTGCGGACGGCGCCGGTGGCTGCGGTGATCTCCACGCGGATCGTCGCGGGTACGGCGCTCGCATCCCGGGCGACGGCCCAGGCGGCGGCCACACCGGGCCGGATAGCTGTCGGGAGGGTCAGGATGGTGGTGCCGTCGGCGATCGTGCCTGTTGTGGGGCCGACCCTGCCGCGTAGCCAGATGCGGCGGCCCTCGCGCAGGTAGGAGGCGGTCCAGCCGTGCCCGGGGTTTTGCATTCCGCTGGCCAGGGTGAGGTCCGTCCAGTCCTGGAAGACTGTGGCGGTGCGGCCCCAGGCGAGCCAGTTGCCGCTGCTGGACTGGGTGATGTAGATGAGGTCACCGGTCGCCGGCTGGCTGTAGGTCTCCATGCAGCGGATGCCCTCGAGCCCGTCAGCGTCGACGGTGCCATCCGTGTGGACTGCAGTGACGACGGCGCCGGACCAGTCGGAGCCGCGCACGGACGGGGTCTGCTCACCGGCCCGCTGGGCGCGGCGGGCAAGCGCGGCAGCCAGATCCCGGCTGGTGGAGTGCGCCGATCTCACGAGTCCTCCTTCGCCGAGATGGTGGCGATGGGGAAGTCGCCGCCCAGGTCAAGCGGTACGGAGAAGCTCGCGACTTGGTGGAGTTCGCGGGTGCCGTCCTCGTGGGTGACGCGGATGACGTCGCCCGGCTCCAAGGCCGGGTTCGGCAGGGAGCTGATGTCGCCGGATGCGTTCGGGGCCCGCGCCTCCGCGAGCTTCAACCGGGCGGCCCGCTGACAGGCCGCCGTAGAGTTCAGCGTCGACGAGCTGTAGAACATGGGCCGCCTGCCGTAGGGGCCCGACCAGTACGTCGGCGAGCCCGGGTCGTTGTCGACGACGAGCGCGGACACGGGCGGGATGCCGTCGGAGGCGTTCTCGCCGCGGGCGTGGACTCCGTTGTGGACGCCGTCGCTGGTCATGGCCCGGTTGCCGGAGATGTACACGCCGCCCTCGACCGCTTCGACCGCCCATACGGGCTCGGTGGTGAGCGGGTCGGGCAGCGTGCTGATGACGAACACGCCGTCCGCGTTGGCATACACCTCGGCTCCGGCGGCGGCGGCAATCTCCTGGCAGCCGGCCCACGGGTCCGCTTCGAGATCGAACCAGCGGCTCCCGATGGTGACGTCGGCGATGAGGGAGAGGACGTCGGCGTCGGGAATGCTGCGGCGGATGATCGCCGCGATGGCGGATACCGCGGTGCCGGATGCCCGATATCGGGTGGTGAACTTGTCGTCCGCGACGACCACCTCAAGGCCTTTGCCTTGCAGAGTGACCGGGCCTTCGGAGACGTCGCCGTCCACCGAGTCCAGCCGGAACACCCCGAGCGGCACCAGTTCGGTGTCGTCAGAGCGCCCGTATTCGACGCCGCGGGAGATCCGAAGCCGGGCCCCGTATACGGCGAGCTGGTCGGATGGTGTGCGCGGGATCAGTGCCGGGTCGGGGATGGTGACGCTGCAGGTGCGGCGGATCGTCTGGGCTCGGTCGACGGTGACGCTGCCGCCCGTGTGCTCGAGGTCCACGACCCGCCCGTCCGTCAGCAGTAGCTGCACCTGCGTGATCGGGGTGTGGCTCTCGGCGAGGCGGGCCAGGAAGCGATCCGATACCGGGTACACGGATCACCCCCGATGGTCGAGTAGGAGATCCTCGCTCGTGGCGTACACGTCCAGCAGGTCGCCCGCGGTCGGGAATTCGGTGGCGATGTCTTGCCAGGTCCGGCCGGCGCTGCCGTTGATGCCGACCGTGACGGGCATGTCCTGCTCGATGAGCGGCAGCGTCCAGGCCCGCCACTGCTCCTGTGCGAGCTGCCCGACTCGGTTCTCGTTGATCTGGGCGACGGCGACGTACATGTCGTCGACGCCCATGCCGGGCACGGCCTGCCACAGCAGCGTGTTGCCGGAGTCGAGGAGCAGGTGCAGGGCCTGGCGTTCCTCGTCAGTGCGGGTCCAGATCGCGAGGTCCCCCTCGAGGCCCTGCCGCCGTCCGGAGAGGACGACCTTGTTGCGGCGGCCTCGGACCACGACCGCTATCTGCTCGACCGGGCGCTGCCAGTCCGGCGCCGACTGCACCACCACCTGCGTGTTCCGCTGCGGGTTTCCCGGGTCCTTCAGCCAGACGGTGTTGATGTCGTCGAGAGTGAGCTGGACGGTGTCCGATCCGCGAGTGGCCCGCCCGCCGCCCGGGTTGAACATCTCGATGCGGTAGGAGACGGGTACGCCCATGGGCGCCTCGTGGTCCTCGATGATGAGGAGGTCGGAGGTGATCGGCTGCCGGTCGATGAGCCCCGATGCGCCGCGGACCAAGGTGCGGGAGCCGTCCGCCCCGACCCGGTACACGGTGATCGTGTAGTCCGGCGGCAGCTCCCGCAGTGTCAGCGCGATGTAGCCGCGGCCCGAGTCGGCGGTGACCGCGGTGAGCGGCAGCACCTCCCACAGGGCGACCCGGTCGACATGGAGGACGCTGCCGGTGGAGGACGCGGTCGGCACGATCTCGATCGCCGCCTGTGTCGCTCCCGCCGGCGCGGTCTGGTCGGACTGGAGGAGGTACCAGCTGCTGCCGGGGAGGCTGTAGGTGATGCCGGTGCTGGCGCCGAGGCTGACGTCTGCGGCGTCGTACCAGCGGACCCGGATAGTGGCGGTCGCCCACGTCCCGGCCGCCGGGTGCGCGATGGCTTGAGCCCGCCAGTTGACGCCCTCGATGACCGAGAAGCGTGCCGAGCGGACGACCGAGGTGGTGGCGGTGGTGGAGGTAATGGCAAGCGAGTAGGAGCCCTCATAGGAGGAGAAGCCCCACGGTGCGGTGCGGGCGATCGTCGCCACACCCGAAGCGACCGTCCAGCCGGCGACGCCCTGCTCGAAAGAGGCGTCGGCGTAGGGAACGACGGTGCCCGCCTGCAGCACTGGCGCTGCCACGACGACGATGGTTTCCAGACGCAAGACCTGCCCGGCCGATGCCCCGTCGAGGCCGGCGGCGAGGGAACAGGTCGCGGCGCCCGCCGGGGCGGTGGCGGAGACCCGCTGCCGGTACATACCGGTCGCCGGAGTCGGCGGTGCAAGGGTGCTACGGGTGGCCTGGATTTGGTTACCGACGGCGTCGTAGTAGCGCAACTCGATCCATGCCTGCGCGGTGATTACGGGCGGCTGCAGGTAGGCGTAGGCGAGGTACTCGCGGCCCGGTGTCACGGTCGGCCGGTCCACGGACAGGATGCTCGCGTTGCCCGCGGCGGCAGCGGTCATGGTGAGCGTGTGCCCACCAGCGGTGTAGTTGGTGACAGACCAGCTCACCACCGGCACCTGGCGGGAGATCGTCGCGTTGACGACGGCGGTCCAGCCCGAGGTGTCCACCTCACTGCTCTCGGTGTTGAAGGGGAGGAGGTTGCCGAGCGTCCTGATCGGTGTCCCGAGGTAGATGTTCTCCCAGAAGTGGGAGACGCCCGCCCCGGCTTCCGTCGAGGAGAGCAGTACCTGCGCCTGTGTAGCGCCTGCGGGTGCTGCGCCGGCCACGGATACGCGGTGCCAGCCCGCCGAGGCCGCCATCGTGGTCATCGACCAGGTGACGCCGATTTCCCAGCCGACGCTGGACAGCCAGCGGATTCCGATCCGTTCGGTGCTCGCTCCGGCCGCGTCTGCGAAGGCGTAGTAGACCGTGCCCGCGGTGACGGGGTAGGAGGAGACGGTGCGGGCCTGCATCTCCCCTGCCGCTACGGAGCGGACGGACAGGCAGCCGTCTCCGCCGTTTCTCCCTCCTGTCCCCTTCACGATGGTGCAGTTGAGCTTGCTCGTCCACCCGGAGGTGTTCGGGTCGATGGACTCGGTGGTCTGGCTGAGGAGGTTCCCGGGGATTGCCATAGAGACCTCCTCAGCTCGCGTTGAGTACCTGGATGAGTTCGCCTTGCGCGGTGCGGACTTCGGCGCGTGCGATGTCGGTGATCTGCTGGTTGCCGACGTACACCGACACCTGGAGGTCGCCCAGTTCTCCGCCGCCGCGGGCGAGGGCGTTGAATTGGCTTCCGGTCAGCACGGGCTCGGGCCTGCCGGTGCCGTTGTAGGCGAGATTGAAGCCGGGCTGGAGCATGCCGCCGTTGTCGTACTTGCCGGGCTGGAAGCCGTACCAGTCGGTGTACAGGGACGACTTGTAGCCGCGGGCCCGGGAGCCGACGACGACGCCGTCCCCGCCCCGGCTCTCGACGTTGGTCTTGCCGAGGGTTCCGGAGGTGTGGCCGACGCCCGCATTCGTGATGCCGATCTTGAATGCGGAGTTGCCGTTCTTCACCCAGCCGGGAGGGGCCTGCTTGCCGTGGAACGCCATCGTGGCCCAGCGCCGGTGCGGCTTCTGACCTCGGATGACGCTCTCAATGGCGGACATGAAGCCGCTGCAGTCCCAGCTGGGGTTGCCATTACCGGCCCACTGGTAGGGCTTGCCGTGCTGCGTCTTTGCCCACTTCAACGCGGCGGAGATGCGTGGCCCGCCAATCCCGCCGGCACCCTTGTCGTCGGCCTTCTTGCTGTAGCCGAACAGGGCGTCGAGGATCTTGTTGGGGATGCGGCGGATCATCTTCCCGAAGCCGGTGTCGGCGCCCGGGAAGTTCTTCAGCAGCGGGTCGACGACGTGTTTGACGCCGGCCCGCGCGGACGCTTCAAGGCTGTCCTTCAGCCAGGAGGCGCCCTTCTTGATGAAGTTCCACGCCTCCGATCCGGCGCCTGCTGCGGCCGATGCGGTGCTCTTGATCCAGCCGAAGATGCCGCCATCCGCGAACCGCTGCACCGGGTAGACGCCGCCGCCCGAGTAGCGCAGCGACGTGTCGGTGGACGTGCGCGGGTTGCCGCCCAGCATGGGCGCCAGGGCGGCCTTGATGCCCTGCGAGCCGTGAGACTTGGCGATGGAGTTCATCGTCCCGACGAACCCACTGCCGACGGCTCGGGTGAACTCGGGCCGCATGATGGCCTCGCCACCCGACAACTCCAGCTGCCCGCCGGTCGGCGAGACGAACCGGTGGACGTCCCGGCCCGGCGTGTAGCCGGGCATGATGCCGCCGCTGGCGAACGAGTACTTGTCCAGCTTCGGCGCCCCGAACGCGCCGGCGACTTTGTTCCAGACGCCGACGATGCCTTTGTTGTAGACGGTGTCGACGATGAAGTTGACGGGTTTCCGGGCGACCGACTTGACCCGGTCCCAGGCGGACTTGATCGAGTCGACTGCCGTGTTGAAGGCGCCCTTGAGGCTGCGGACGATCTCCTTGAAGCGGTCGAAGACGGGCTTGATGCCCTTCTCCCACGCCCATTTACCTGCCGCGACGATGCCGTCCCAGGCAGGTTTGATCGCGTTTTTCCACAGCCACTTACCCCAGCTGCCGAGAGTCTTCATCCCATCGACGAAGGCCGCGAAGATGGGGCGGAGGATCTTCTCCCACATCCACTTCGCGCCGGTCTGGATGCCGGACCATGCGGGCTTGATCGCGTTCGTCCACAGCCATTTCGCCTTGTCGCCGATCCAGGTGAAGGCGGGCTTGAAGGCCGAGTTCCACAGCCACAGGGCGAGCTTGGCGATCGCCTCGAAGGCAGGCTTGAGGGCGTTCTGCCACAGCCACTTGCCGATGAACGCGAGGAGTTTGAAGCCTGCGATGATCGGCGCCACCATGATGACCACGATGATCGTGGCCAGGATCTTCGCGGCAGTGGCGATGAATCCGAAGGCCGGTTTGATCGCGTTGTTCCACAGCCACAGTGCGGCGTTGCCGACCATCTTCCAGTAGGTGATGATGAAGCCCACGTAGGGCTTGATGATCGAGTTCCACAGCCAGGAGACGATCGTGCCGAACCAGGCGAAGAACGGCTTCAGGACTACTTCCCACAGCCACATCGCGCCGGTCTGAATCGCCGACCACACTGCCTGGACGCCCTCGCGGAACCAGCCGAAGCGGTTGTACGCCCACACCACGACGGCGATGAGCGCGATCACGCCGATGACGATCAGCGTGATCGGGTTGGCTGCCACCGCTGCGCTGAACGCCCACATGGCGATCGTCCAGAGTTTCGTCGCCAGGATGATCCCGTAGATCGACAGGATGAGCCACGGAGCCTGTTCCGCAACGACGGCCACGAACTCCGCTATGGCCCCGACGATCCGCAGGATCGGACCGGAGAGCGGCGACAGAGCCTGCGCGACGTTCATGAGCGCAGACCCGAGACTCCCGAATGTCTCCGCAAGGAGCGGGCCGTGCTCGGAGGAGTACGACAGGAACCGCTCGAACTCCGGGCTGCCCTTCAGGTTGGTGCCCCAGTCCGCGAAGCGGGCCGTGATGTCCTGCATCCGCGATGAGATGGAATCCATGTGCGGGAAGAAAGCCTGCACGACACCCGCCATGCCCACAAAGACGTTCCCGAAGGCGACCCCGAGCCCAGTGATCGCGGGCTTCACGGAACCCTCGAGGTCGGTCTTGAACTCCTTCCACCACGGCGACTTGAAGCCGCGCGACGCCCGGTCCTGCAGACCCGTGATGGCGTCCGCGGCCTCGTGGACGAACGGCGTCAGGCCCGGCAGAGAGTTCTTCAGTCCGTTCAGGGCGCGGGTGAAGATCGGCATGACGTGCGGCTGCAGCGCCGTCGACCACGCCTTGAACGCGTCCCGCAGCCCGAGGAACGCGTCATATGTTGCCCGCGCCGACGGGGTGAGTTTCGCCAGCTCAGCCTGGTACTTGGCCTGCGCGATGGCAGCCTGATCCACGCCCCCGGCCGCAGTGAGCGACGCGGAGGCAATCTGACGCTGTGCCGATGCGATCGAGTCCGCAGCCGACTGCTGTGCCTGCACAAGCTGCTCCTGTGCGCGGGCCACGGAGCGGGCCCCGTCCTCCTGCGTCCGGGCCACATTCTTCTGCGACTCGGCCACCCGCTCCTGCGCCTCAGCGATGTCCCGGTTCGCCTGCACTGCCTGCCGAGCCGCGTCCGAGCGGGCCTTCGACAGAGCCTTCTGCTGGCTGGCGACACCCTGCTCCGCCTGCCGCAGACGCTCCTGCGCATCCAGCACCAGCTCGGAGCCGTCGACGCCGGCCTTGTCCGCCTTCTTCTTCTCCGCGGTCAGCCGCTTCGTCTCGGTGCGCTGATCCTCCAGCCGCTGCACCGCTTGGTCGTAGGCGAGCTGGATGCGCTGCTGGTCGGCATAGGAGACGCTGTCGCCGGCCTGTCGCATGCGGATCAGCCGGTTGTGCGCTTCCTGTACCGCGAGGACGGCGTCCCGCTCGGACAGGGACGCATTCGCGAGCCGCGACTCCAGATCCTCAAGCTGCCGGGCGGCGTCCGCGCGGGCCTCGGTGAGATCCTGCTGGGCCTGCCGGGCGGTGCGCTGCGCGTTGGCGAGGGACTCTTCGGCGCTGCGGATCTGCTCGGCGGCCTGCTGCTGCCGGTCGGCGGCCTGCTGCACCGCATCCGCAAGCCCCTGCTTCGCCTGCTTGACCTGCTGCGCGGCACGCTCGTTCGCCTCTGCGGCGTTACGGGCAGCGTCAGCGATGCCTTCCTCGGCCTGCCGGATCTGCCGGGCGGCATTGCGGTGCGCGGACGCCAGGGACTGCTGCGCCGACGCCATCTGCATGGCCTTCTGCGCGCCCTGTGACGCGGCCTGACCGCCCTGCATCGTCGCCTGCGTCGCCGCATCCTGGGCGGCCTTCTGCGACTGCAGCACCTTCCCGATCTGCATGAAAGCCGGGGCGGCGACGAGGGCGATGCCGCCGATCCCGACAGCCGCGGCCGTCGCCGCAGCAGCGACCGCACCCAGCCCGGCAGCGGCCACCGGAAGCACCGGAAGCAGCGCGGGCCCGAAGGCGAGCGCCGCTGTGACCAGCATCTGCATGCCGGAGACGCGGACGTTGACGTTGGCGGTCTGCCCGTCCAGCCGGTTCACCATGACCTGCACCGCAGCCAACTGGGCTGCTGCCGCCCCGGTGTCCACGCGCACAGCCACGTCGGCATCGGACGCGGACAGCGCCTGCAACCGGGCCTGGATCGCCTCGATACGGGCGGTGGCGGTGGCGGTGTCCATGTCGACGCCGATCCGCACATCCCGCAGCGCCGTGAGCTGGGCCCGCAGCCGGGCGATCTCCACCTCGGCAGCAGACGAGTCCGCCGTCAGGTTGATGTTCGGCAGGGACGCTTCAGCCGCCTGCACCTGGGCACGAAGCCGCTGCCCGAAATTACCGTCCGTCTCGACACGGATGCGGGCAGGGTCACGCGTGGTCTCGTCGATCTGCTGCTGCAGCAGCTGCAACTGCGCGATCGCCGCCGCCGTATCCGCTCGCACGGCGACGTTGGGGTGAGCGGCACCGATCCGGCGCAGCCGCTCCTCAATGTCGGCGGCCTGGGCGCGGGCGGTCGCCGCATCGATGTCGATACCGACCGTCTTCCCCGCCAGGGACTCCAGGCGGGCACGCAGTCGGGCCAGGTCGGCGTCCACTCCGGTGTCGGAGAGCCGCACGTCCAGCCGCGGCATGGACCGGAACGCGGCCTCCAGGCGGGCCCGCAGCGACCGGGCGAACGCACCGCCGGCCTGCTCGCCGCCCCGAGTAGCGGCAGGCCGGGCAGCACGGGCACCGCCCTGAATTCCGTCCCTGACGGCGGGGGTGATGTTCGCGGCGATCCGCTGGCCGATGATCCGGCCGACCTCGTCGCCGATCGTCGACGCGTGCGGCACCAGCGCGGCACGAAGCTGCGACTGGATGCCGCGCGCGTTGGGGACGACATCGACCTCGACGGAGCCGACAGAGATAGCTGGCACCGGGAGCCTCCTCCCAGCGCCCTACTCGGCGCCCCCTTGAAGCAGCTGAAGCAGCGTGTTCGCCGACTTCTCGGTGAGCTTGGCCTTCTTCTTCCGCGGCCCCGCACCAGGCCGGCGCAGCGGCTCCGGCGGGTCAGGCCGCTTGTTCTTCTTCTCGGTGTTGACGCAGATCAGCACCCATTCCAGGCGACGTACCGCGTCGTACAGGGCGGCGGTGAGCTGCTCCTGTTGTGACCAGCGGCCCTTCTCCGGCTCGCCCGTGTCCGCCTGTGCCGACAACTGCTCGGGTGTGAGTTCGTTGCGGAGGGCGGTCATGGTGTGCGATTCGGGCGGCAGGTGCTCGATGAGGACGCGCAGCCACCGCCACGACCGCCTGCCCGACAGCACGTCGGCGATGTCGTAGTGCCGGTCGATGAGGTCGGCTTCTACCGCCTCCGGGTGGGCCTGCCAGATCGCGATCGTGCCGCGGACTTTCCCAGGGTCTCCCCTGCCCGCTCCCCGGCGTCGGCCACGAACTCCTGGAACTCGACGGCCGTCGGGTCGAGCTCCTCGAAGAACTCGTAGTCGTCGGGGTGCAGGATCTTCTCGGCGAACTCGAAGATGAGGCCCTGGGTCAGCATCCGCTGCCACGACACACGCCACGCCGCGGGCGGGACGACGCGCACTTCCTCGCCGCACAGTTCGGCGGTGACGTAGTGGCCCTCGGCCTCGATCTCCTGCGCGTCGGCTGCCGACACCTCGGTGTCCTCGGTCTCGTCGGTGTCCGGCTCGACGTCGGGCTCCTCGCGCCGGGTGGTGGCGGGGCGGGATGCTGCTCGGGCCGCGGTGCGCGGCTTCCTGCTCGTGCTGGTGTTGCGCGTAGTGGCCACGGCGCGGGCTCCTCACTGGTGCGGCGCGGGCTGGGGGTAGAGGTGGACGGGCCGGGCCCGCGCCAACGGTGACACCCCGCAGGGTGCCTACGGCCCGTCCACCCGTTTCAGGACCCGCTGTACGCGGGCGTTTCCGGGAGTCGGTCGAAGTGGTAGACCGTGTTTCCGGACAGGTCGGGGTAGGCGGTGATCGTCCACTCGTAGCCCGCGACCTCGTCCTGCTTGTGGGACACGTCCGAGCGCTCGGTGATCTCTCCCTCGGGCACGTAGAAGCCGCGCTGGAAGGCATCGCCGTCCAGGACGACGAACCAGAACGCACGCCGGTCCGGAGCCGGGCTCGCGGTCTCCGCGAAGCTCGTCAGGCCGGCCGTCGGGGTCAGGTCCGCGACCGGGATGCGGTACTGCAGCGACTGCACCGTGTCCCGGCCCGTCTCCCACACCGTCAGCCCGAACGTCCGCAGCGAGCTGGTGATGGTGGTGCGGATCGGCGCCGTGTACCCCCACGGGGTGAAGGACTCGCTGTCCTCCTCGAAGCCCTGCACCAGACCGTCGTCCGAGATCGCGCCGAGCGGCAGCCATGGCGTGAGCGGCTGCACCGCCGGATCGGCCGGCGACGTGGTGCCCACCGGCGCCGTCCAACCGCCGCCGTTCGCTCCCACTTCCAGCAGGTCCGCGGCGCGGGTGATGTTGACCATGATGTCTCCAGACATGCGAAAGCCCGCGCACGGGCGGGTGTTGAAGGGGGTCCGGCGCGGGCCCAAAGGCCGGTCAGGAGACCGGGTGACAGAAGAGTTCGTAGGTCGCCCCAGCACGACGCAGGGCGGTGTTCTCGTAGGGCCTGATGGCGGGCAGGGTGATGGCCCCAGTGCGGCCGATGACCATGGTGCTGCTGTGCGATCCGCGCAGCTCACGCGTCACCCAGGCGTGCACGTCGCTGGCCAGGACGATCGCCTCCGCGCGGGAGGCGGCGTACACGTCGATGTCCACGAGCATCCGAGCCAGCCGCAGCCCGTCATCGTCACCGGCCGGGAGTTGGTTGATCTGGATCGTAGGTAGTTCCTCGAGGAGCCGGTTGTCGAGCTCGTCCCGCACCACGGCCTGCGGGAAGCGAGCGGTACCGCGGGTGATGAGCTCCAGCTCGATATCGACCAGCGCGGTCACTGGTTCCGCCCGCCGATCTGGGAAGCGCGCAGCAGCACATGATGGGCGGGAACCTTCTCGGTGCCGTACTCCACCCAGCGGGCGTAGTAGGACACATTGCGGACGTAGCCGACCGCGCGGTCACGGCGCCGGCCGCCGCGCGAGGTGCTGTCCGTCTCCCACGACTCCTTGTAATGGCCGGGGTGAGGACTGTGCGGGTCGACCGGAGACATGCCGATCGCCACGCCCTTGATGACTTCGGCACGGCGCAGCATCTCCGCCTGCATACCAGGCATTCGCAGCATCCGTCCGATCCCTTTGCGTTTCGCCTTGAAGCGTGCTGCCATAGCCCCTCCTCACACTCGCTACCAGGGGGCGGACATGGACGTGAAGGGCGTACTCGGCAGCATCACCTTCGACGGAGAATGGATCACCATCACGAAAACGCCCGTCGGGCCGAAGCCGGCACCCGTGCGGATCCGGGCCGCCGATGTCGCCGGCACCCGCTACAAGCCGGGCACCCGACTCGTGCACGGCTACGTGCAGTTCGTCCTCCCGGGCTCGGTGCCCGCAGGAGAGAAGGGCGGCGTCCTGCATGCGGGCAGGCCCCCGTATGAGGACCCGCACAGCCTGTCCATCCCCCGGAAGAGCAACAACCTTGCGGAGAAGCTGATCGCCGCAGTGGAACAGGCTCGCGGCTAGCCAGTCACCCGGTCGGCAGCGAACTGAACGGGGCCGCGGGTGCCGGTGAACGGACTGCGGCCCCAATCGCCCGGCTCACCCGTGATTTCGCAGACCACGCCACGGATACGGGCCCGATCCGTCGTCCGCAACGGCATCCGCGGATGGCCGGGCGGCGCGTACACGGTCCAGCCGACGATGACCGTGTCCCGGTCCTGCTGTTGCGAGCCACCCACCTGGGGCGACTGTGCACGCGGTGTCACCACGCAGCCGGTCAAGTCGAACGACTCGTCCACGCCGGGGAGCGGCTGGCCACGCGGATCCCGACCCGGCGAAGCCCCGGTGCGGAGAATCCGCACCGTCTCCCCGAACGGGTACGGGGCCGGCATCAGTACCCCCAGCCTTCCTCGAAGTCGTCCGCGAAGACAGCGAAGTCGTCGATCGGCCACGTCGGCGACGGATCCGCCGTCTCCGGTGTCGGATCCACCGTGAACGCCCCACCGCGGCCCGCTAGGGACTTGAGGGCGCTCTTGTCTGCCTTCGTCAGGTACAGGCCGCCCGAGCCGGACGGACGCTGCACCGACATCGGGCCGATCGTCTCGTAGCTGACTTGCTGGGGATTCACGTAGGCCCGGCCGGCGACGGACAGGACCACCGCCTCGGCGCCCTCCGGGAGGGGCTTGACGACGGTCTGGCACAGGCCGATCGCCGTCTGGATCAGCAGATCCGCGCGGGCGCCCTGAATCTCCTCCAGCCCCAGGTACAGGCCGAGCTGCTCGGCGGTCGGAGGGATGAATGCCACGATCGCCTCCTATCCGAGGGACTCCACGGCGCTGCACCAGGCAGCCAGATCGGCGGCCGGGTCGAGCTCGGCACTCCTGGTCTTTGCCCGCTTCGACGCCAGCCGGTACTCCGCAGGCGTGAGCAGCTTCCGCAGCACCGCCTCGTAGCCGTCGATGTCGTTCCGGTCGACGAACACGCCCGCCTCGCCCAGCGACTCGCACAGCCCCGGGGTGGGGTGTGCCACGACGGGGATGCCGGAGGCGAGAGCCTCGACGCCGGCCCGGCCCCACGACTCGTAGGAGGACGGCATCAGCAGCACGCGGGTGCGGGCGTACACCTGCTGTCGCATGTCCTCGCCGTTGACGTGGTCGAGCACCGTCACGTTGGGCAGATCGGGAAGGATCTGCTCCCCGTAGGCGCCCTTCACGGCGAGAAACTGCTGATCTGGCATCCGGCGAGCCAGGGCGTCGAGCACCTTGCCACCCTTGGCCTCATTGCAGTTGATCAGCGTGATGGCCTTACCGGGCCTCGTCGCGTACTCGTCGGCGAACACCGGAGGCCGCACGATCAGCGACTCCGCGGGCCGGATGGCCTTCGGGTACTCGGCGAAGAAGAGTTCCGCCTCCCGCTCCATCCACTGCGAGTTGTAGACCGCCAGCGCAGTCCCGCCCGCAGCAGCGTCACGGAACGTCTGCCGGTGCGTGTTGTGGCACACCACCACCAGCGGCTTCCCATACCCGCGGGCCAGCGACGCCGTCGACGGAACCGTCTCCAGATGCGCCAGCAGTACATCCGCCTTGCGGACCGCCGCCGGAAAGTCCAGGCGTGACTCCAGCGGGATGACCTTGATGCCCCGGTACTCGTACTCCTTGTGAGCCTTCCCGTACCGGGACAGCCACACCGACACGTCGTGCCCGCGCTCCACCAGAGGGCGCAGCATCGACACGAGCATGTGCTCGGCCCCCGCATTGTGCTCTGGTGGGAACGCATGCACACGGGCGACGATGGACAGCGGCTTGGCGGTCCCGCCCGGCGCGGAAGCCGGGACCGCCCCCATCAGGACCCGCTCGGGGTGCCGGTGAACTTCACGAACGCGTCCGGGTCGCCCTGCACGTAGCCGTAGTAGGCCTCCGCCAGCAGCAGCACCAGGTTGTTCTGGAACGCGGACACCACGTTGTTGTCCTCGTCGACGTAGGTGGCCTCCTTGGAGATCCTGACGGTGATGTCCATGCCCACGCCGAACGCCGCCTGGGAGAAGTCACCGCCGATCCCGCGCAGACCCGTGTCCGTCGACGCCGACTGGCGGCGCTGCTTGCCCGACACGCTCCGCGAGTAGGCGAGCGGCTCACCGATCAGCGTCCCGGCCGCAGCCATGTCCGTGCCCGGCGTGGCGGTGTCGACCAGGATCGGCCGGCCCGTGGTGTCCGTGGCGAGGAGCAGCTTCGGCTTCAGACGGTGGTCCGCGATGGTGCCGGTGTAGTCCCAGTCGTCGTCGATGACCAGCTCCATGCCGGTCACCAGGTCGGCCCAGATGCCGCCCTGCGCCTGCGTCTTCGTGCCCAGCGCCACCGCGTTGCTGGTCATCGCCATGTAATCGGCGAAGGGGCCGACCGCGCCCTTCATCGTCTTGCCGTGGATCGCCGCATGGTCGAACGCCCTCGCGAACGCGGTCGGCAGGTCGGTCTGCAGCTGCGTCCACAGGCCGCCCGCGTTGGTCATGACGACCTCCTCGGCGACCGGGATCAGGACGGCGAGCTTCTTCGCCGTCATCTCCTTGACGCCGACGCTCCCGGACGACAGCGGCTTACGCGCCGCCTGCCCGACCCAGTCCGCGGTCGGCACGTCCATCGGGATCGGCACCGACGTGGTGGCGTCGATCGCCAGCGGCGCACGGCGCGCCAGCGCCATCACCGCGGACTGCTCCACGCTCTTCTCGAAGATCGGTCCCGCGAGGGTCCGCGGGAGCAGCGAAGCGTTGACATCGGACAGCTTGATCGGGGCCGTAGCCATGGGGTCCTTCCTTCTCCGCAGCTACTGCTTGAGCTGCGGTGTCAGCCACCCGGCGAATTCGTCGCCCGGGGCGGGGGGCCTTGTCTTGTTGGCGCCGGACGCCTGAGTGCGATCCGGTGCGGGACGCCGCGGGCCCTCCTGGGGCTGGGATTTCGCCCAGTGCGGCTTGCGCTCCAAGAGCGCTTCGAGGTCCGCCTTGATGGCCGCCTCGTCGATGTCGCCGTCAGAGTCGATGTACGAGTCGAGTTCCAGAGCGCCGACCGCGTCCTCCGGGTCCGCGAACCCGGTCATGGCCAGCGCCTGCACCTGTGTGCGCACCAGCCGTTGACGCGTCTTGGCCACCTGCTCCTGAGCGCGTTCCAACTGGTCGTTGAGACGCTCGGACTCTGACTTCTCCGCGTCCTTGATGCGCTGCAGCTCGGCAGCCGCCGGCTCCAACTCCTTCAGACGCTTACGGAGGTTCGCGGCCTCGCTGTTCTTCTTACGCAGCTCGGCCTCGAACTTCTTCCGGTCGAACGGCTCCTCCTGCTTGCCGCCGGACTCCGCCGCCTGGGTGTCGTCCTGCTGCTCGGTGCCGTTCTCCTCGGTCGCCGTCTCCTCGACGACTCCCTCGGTACCGGTGTCCTGCTGCTCGGTCGTCTCGGTCTCTTCGGGCATGACGAATCGGCCCTCCAGGGGCTGTCGAAATGAGGAAGGCCGCCACCAGGGCGGCCCGTTGATCAGTTGGATCCGGGGAGAGGGTTCTGATCGTGCTCGGCCAGTGCCCGCCGGAAGAGGCGGAGCTGGTCTCCCGGATGGCCTTGGGCGTACTCGCGGTAGATGCGATCCCACTCCGCCGCATGCGGCGACAGCTCAAACCGCTGCCCCCGGAACACCGGGAGGATCCCGCAGTGGCAGTTGTTGTGGAACTTCACCACCGACGCATCACCGGAGAACCGGTCATTCGCATCCCGACCAGCAGTCTCTGCCGTGGCATAAACCGAACCGCGGGAAGCCATGAGCTTGCAGAAGAAGCAGGCTCCGAGCGCTGCCACCCGGGCATACGCCACAGCCTGCCGATCCTGCCGGACCGCCTGCCGCACCGTCTCACGGCCCACATCAGCCACGAGCTTCTGCGTCGCCATGTCCGCCTTGACGAACGCGGCATCCAAACGGACGTCGAGCGGCTCCAACTGCACGGCCGTCGCCGCCTCCGCGTCACGGTCCCACGCGTCCTTCGTGGCCCACTGCAGCGACGCGTCGACCTGCTCCTCCGGCGGCGGATCCGCCAGAGGCACCGTAAATGTCCCCGGCACCTCGGCCGCCTCCCGCTCACCGTCGTAGAAGTCCGCGGCGAGCGTCGCGGACACCTCCGAGTAGCGGCCCACCAGCTCGGCCACCGCCTCGACCCACGACGGCACCGTCGCCTGCAGACGGCCAGGGCTGATCAGGCGCCGGAACCCTCGAAGGTCACGCAGCAGCAGTGTGGTCAGGCCCAGTTGCGCGGCCCGCCAGCGTGCTGCACCAGCCGAGCTATCCGAGGTCGTCGATGCCAAGGCTGGCCTCCGACGGCTCCGTGCTCGCACTGTCGGCGCCCGCGCCGATCTCGGCGAGGCGATCCATCAGCGCACTGCTCCCGGCCCGGCCAGCGGTGCGGCGCCGATCCACGGCGATCCTCTGCCGCTGCGCCTCGGTGAAGCCGGCCATCTCCAGCGTGACGTCCGAGTCGGCAGGCAGGACACCGGCCTGGACTAGCTTGACCGTGGCGTCCACCTGGGCGGCCACCGTCGGTGTCGCCGGGTTCCGCCACACCGTCTCGATCCGCCGCGTCTTGTCCGGAGGTTCGCCGTCCCGCACCCACAGGGCGAGACGCATAGCGTCCTGCCAGGCCTTGCCGAAGCGGCGGATCCGCCGCTCGGAGCGTTTGACGAGCTTCGCCTCGGTGGACCGGATGGCATCTGCGGAGGCAGGGTTGTCGGTGGTGTAGCCGAGCATGTGCGGCGGCAGACCAAACTGGCTGGACATGATCCGCGCATACAGGTCAATGATCTTCGTCATGCCGGTCGGGTCATGAGCCGCGAACTGGCCCACCGACGGGACCTGGCCGTCCTCGTCCCGCTCCAACGCCAGGACACGCCCGATGTACGTCTCCCACGCCGACTTCGCCGTACCGTCCGCGTCCTGGAACGCCGACTCGGAGGCGCCGAGGATGTACCGCTGCGGAGCGCCGAAGAACTCCGCGGCGACCTCCATGCCCATCAAGCGCCGGCATGCAGCGTCCGTGATGGACATGACCTCCGGGGTGATCTCCGACTTTCCGACCCGGTCCGCGGTGCGCTGGCGGTTCGCCATCCTGACGACCGGCACGACCCCGAGGTTGTGCATGTCGCGGTCGACGACCTCCCACCCGCCGCCCTCCGACGGCAGGCACATCACCGTCTGATCCGGCAGATACAGGACCAGCATCCGCTCCTCGGGACCGGACTCGATGTAGCTGTCTGCCGCGCACTCCCGGAGGGCCGCCGTACCCATCCGCAAGCGGGCGTCCCACATGAGGGTCATGTCCAGCGGCGACTCGGCAGAGATCAGCGGTGGGCACTCCCCATCGCAATCCCCCGAGCCGACCGCCAGATACTCCCGGCCGTACACCAGCGCATCCAAGTGGGCGAGGCTCGACTCGTCGAAGAGGTCGTTCGCCTCGGCGATCTCCGACAGCTCCGCAGAGTCCGCGCCGTCCGCCCACCGGAACGCCTCCAGGTCGAGGCGCTCCTCCAGGCTTTCGATGCCCACGCGCGGCCAGCCGATGACCGTGTGCAAGCCCTTGAGCTGCGGCGGGATCGATATGCCGAGGTCGCGGACCAACTGTTCGCCGTTGAAGTAGGCGTCCCGCAGTTGGAGCGCCCACCGGTCCCGCAGCATGTCCGCCCGCAGCATCTGCACCAGGGCCAGCTCGTCATCCGACAGCGTCACCAGCGGCAGCTCAGGGATGGACAGGGTCATCGCAGCACCACCACCCTCCCCTTGCCCGGCGTGCGCTTCTTGGGTCGCTTCGGTGAGTTGAGGATCATCCGGCGCAGCATCCGCGCCCCGACCATGCAGATGGCGAGGTCGATCTTTCGGGCGGACTCACGGTGCTCCTTGCCGATCGTGATCCCCCAACGATTCGTCCGGCGGCGCGCGTTGATCACGTGGGTGCGGAGCACCTTGTGCCCGTCATGGATGAGCGTCCGCTCCAGCACGTCCGCGTGGGTGCGCTTCACGGCCTCCGTGAACGTCTCCTGATTCCGCGAGTCACGCATGTCCCAACGCACCGCATGCGCCTTCGGACCCGCCAGCACCGACCGGAGAGCCAACTTCGCCCCCCACGTCTGACCCCACAGGTCGATGAAGGAATCCCAGTACATCTCGCCGTCATCGCCCTGGCCCGAGCCCGGGTCCGCGAAGAACGCCAGCACCCGGTACCGGGCGAACGCATTCTCCACCATGCCGTGCACCTCATCCCGCGGGATCTGGTACGGCACGAACCCCGGCGTGTTCGGCGCTGGCCAGTTCGCAGGCTTCTGCCACACACCCAGAGCGGTCACGAGACCGTCCGACATACGGCAGGCGCACAGCCCTGTCGCGTCGTCGGACTTGGAGCCGTCGAAGAACAGGACGACCTCGTCACTGTCGGCCAACTGCACGCCTTCGCGCTTGCAGGCGTCCCACTCGTAGCGGGCCATCCACGCGTCCTCAGCAGCGACGATCTGGTTGTACCAGAAGCGCCGACTGCGGCTCGGAGGGTTCCGCGGGTCCAGAATCGACGCCTTCAGCCGGCTGATGTCCAGCCACGTCGAGTCCCCGCGTACCGCCCTGAGCGTCGGCTCGATCCACGCCTCCGTCAGCTTCGCCTCAGGCGGAGCCTCCAGCGTGTCGTAGAACAGGCCCGTGTCCGCGACCCGACCGGCTTCCATCGCTTCATAGGCGTCACGGGCGCGCTCTGCCACCGAGTCCTCGCCCGGCTCGAACGCATTCGTGATCGCTAGCGTGCGGGACTGACCGTCCGCCGACTTCGTTGCATTGCGCTCGATCACGGCGTCCATCTCGTGGCCCTGGTTCGACTCCAGCCAGTGGTGCGTCTCGTTGGGGTAGGTGGCCGTCGGCCGGCCACCCTCCAGAGCGCGTGGTGACGACGTCACGGCTTCGATCCGGGCCCGCCCCTTGTCGGCATAGATGATCTCCTTGCCGAGGTCGATGCGGTACTCCTCGATCGCCCGCTTACTCAGCAAGCTCGGGAAAATGGTCATCGTGTTGCGGGTCTGGTCCTGGCTGACCGCCGCCATCTGCACCCACGCCGCCGGATGCTGCACACCCAGAGGCTGACCGGCAGGGACCCCCCACTCATTGCCCTCGTCGGCGACCTCGCCGAACCGGCACGGGCCGACAAACTCGAACGCTCCCCACGACGCCACGACCGGGTCCTTGCCCCAGCCCTTCAAGCGTTGGATCACACCGTCACGCCACAGGAACCGGTTCGTCTCCGGGTCCATCGCGTACCACCAAAGGGTCAAACGCGCTTGTTCAGGGGTGTATCGCCAGGGGCTTCCTGCGTAGTGCTGCAGGTACGTCGACGTCCAAGCAAGAGCGTGCCAACCGAGGGTGTACTCGGGAAGAATGAACCGACCGTCTTGCCCCCTCTTCCAGGTGGGCCCCAACGTGAACGGCTCTACCTTCTCTGGGACTTCGGGCTCGGCGGTGGCGACAGGCATCGCACCCCCAGCCGCTCATCCGTATCGGCGAAGGATCTCCTTTGCCCATTCGACAAGATCCTCCGGTCGCTGACCGGCGGGTTGCGCGGTCACCCAGAGTTCGAGGTTCTCAGGCCGGTTGTCGTCTTTCACACCATTGCGGTGATGGACGTTCTCCCCGGGGAGCAGCGGGCGGCCGAGCTTCTCCTCCATCACCAGTCGGTGCTCAGGCACCCAACCGCGCACCTGCTCTGGGTGATCCGACCGCCGTATCAACGCGTACCCGTATGCGTTGATACGGCGCTGCAGCCCATGCCGACGCAGAGTAATGTCCGGCGACCCGTGCCGCCTTATCCGGTTCCAGTGCTTGGCGCAGTAGCCATTCGAGTAAGTCGGCTGACTGCAGTCGGAGGCGTTGCAGCGCGGTCCGTCATCCCGACGCCGATACCAGGCCACGTAGTGCTTGCGGCACATCTTGCGGGCGACCACGGCCCCCTGACAGTCATCCACTTCACACGTTACCAACACAGGCACAGTCTATCGGAACCCGCGTTAGCTACGTGTAGAAGCGGATCAGCCGCCTGCGATGTCACGGTAGGAGTCCAGCGGGCTCACCGACGCCAGCCTCGTTCCGGCAGGCTTCTTCCGCTCCAGTTCCATACGGGCCCGGCGGCGGTCGCCCTCCGTCGTCAGCAGCGACGACATAGCGCTGTTGAGGGCGGCCACGTACTGACCGTTCGGCGGCCGGTCCGACGACAGGCCGCGGGACATCAACTCCGCCACGTACCGGGCAACAGCCCAGTCCGACGGCTGATAGAACGCAGCCTGACCCGACTCCCGCAGGGACAGGTACCAGTCGGCGGCAATCGGATGCCACAGTGGATCGGGCTCGGGGAGCTCCGGAAGATCCTCAGGCGCCCCCGAAGGGGCCTGCACCAGCTCGGGTCCGTCGTCCTTGTTCCGACGACGACGCTCCTCACTGCGCTTCGGGATCGGTCCATGCACGCCCATGACGACCTCCAGGGTCAGAGCACGCCACCAGGGCGCATAGAGGGCTGAAAACAACAACGCCCGCCCAGGACGCCGCCAGGGCGTCAGAGCGAAGCGATCAAACCGGCTACGTCAGGCAGCACGGCAAGCTCAAGCGGCGTACCAGAAACCCGGTCGCCCACAATCATGTAGCGGCGATCCGAGTACACCTCGACCGCCAACTCCCCCCGCCGGATACGCCGGCCAGCTGGGACCGCACCGCGGAACCACAGATGCAGGCCGGTGCCGGACCGGCCCCGCTCCATGTACGTCGGCGGCAGCTGGTCGACGATGGCCTGCGCCCACGGCAGGACCCGGCCGTCCTCGACAGCGTGGTCCAAGTCGATGACGACGATGCCGTCGCCGGCCGTCAAGACGAAGCCGACACCGTCGCCAGTCTGCGACGAGGACGCCGCGGCAAAGTCCGACCAGGACGACGGGTCGTTCACCGAGGCGAAACGGCCGTCGGTGCGCATCGGCACCTTGTCCTTGTGCCGCACCCAGCGAGGACGAGACGTCAACTCGGCGGGAATGCGGGCCGCTTGCTCGGACGTCACCTGCTGCTGTCGCTGCGCGATCCGGGTTCGACTCGCACGCTTCCTGCAGGTCGCACCGCAGAAGCGTGCATCAGCCCGCGCCATCAGCGGCATCGGGCCGGCGCACTGCTCGCACTCCTTGCAGCGGGCTACGGCGGTCGACGTCATGCGACTAGTCTAGCGACTACCGGTCACGGCTATAGCGGCCTGACCAGCACTGTTACCGATCCGCGACAGTCAGTACGACAGGCCGGCCATCGAGCGTCTCGACATCTCCGCAGGTCAGGAGCCTTGGGAACCCGTACACGGGGTCAGGTGCTATACGGCCCCGATCCCCCAACGAAGTGGATCATGGGGTAACCCCCCAGGGTGATCTTGGTCGGGATGATCACTCAGGCCTTGATCATCGGGGTGATCCCGGAGCCGGCCAGCCCTGGCTCCTCGCTCAGCCGGCTCGACCGAACCGAACAAGATCGATTCATTCGGTTCGAGCATCACATCGATCAAGTCGACAGTCACGACATCGACCATGACCACATGACCAGCCTCGCCGCGCCTGCCTGCCGTGCCGCGCCCGGCCGCGCACCCTGGGTCGGGCGGCATGGGCAGGCACGGCTGGCGCCTACCCTCCTGCCTGCTCCCTGCCGTCGAGGGAGTGGTGTAGCAGCAGCCAGCCGATCGACCCATCATCGCGAGTGGTTGGCCTGACCTCTGGTCCGCACACGCAGTCGGGTTCGGCGGTGCTGGTGTCGTGGCTGACCAGGTCGCCGACCGGGGTGACGTGAAGCGTGTGGGTCACCTGCTGCGCCGGCCGACGTTGCGGCGGTCGCCGGGCCAGACTCCAGTCATCTGCCGGTGCAGGGATGCGCAGTAGGCCGGCGCCCGGCTGCCGAGGTACTTGCGCAGGGCGCGTGTGCACCTTCGGTGGTCGCCTGCCTGATTCCAGCGCACCTTGGTTGTCCCGCCTCGCCCGGTCGTCCAGTAGGCGCGCAGCGAGGCTGCGTTGCCCCGGCTTCCTCGTCCCTTGCTTGCCACAGTTCTCACTCCTTCTGCGGCGCGGGCTCCTGGTCGGGGGCTTGTTCTTCGTCTACCCGCTGGATCTGTGCTCCAAGTCCGGCGGGGATGGCGAGGCAGATGCCGTGCTGGTCGGAGAAGACGGCCCATCCGTCGGTGACGGTGAGGGTGAGGGCGGGGTCTTCAACGAGGACGTCTTCACGCCGCTGCTCACGCGGGTGAACGATCAGGTAGGCGGGCACGATCACCTCTCCGGTGTGGCGCCGCACCATGAGCAGCGCGGGTCGAGTCCATGCTGTACGGCATGCCGCCCGTGTCGGTGCAGGTGCCGCATGCGCTTGGCGTAGATCCGCGAGTAGATGGCGGTGTAGATCTGGTAGATGCCACCAGACTCGCGCTTGAAGCTGGGGATGTACTGGTAGCAGAGCTGCAGGGCTGCGTTCATAGCGCGGGCCTCTCGTTCAGCGGAGACCTGGGTGGTCTTCCTCCGGGCGTCGCCGTCCGGGCCGCGGGTTGGCGCGCTGGGCGGCGTTCCCTTCCGCACTACTTTTCTGATCATGGCAGGGTCCGCAAACTCCCTGGAGCCCCTCAGGCCGGTGATCATCAGTCTTGGGTTTTATGTGGTCACAGTGGGTGGCCGGGCGAACGGAACACAGCACGCAAGTGCTATCCCTGGCCAGTACTTCGGCCCGGATCGCAGCCCAGTTCCTTGGAAGCCTGGACCGCCTGTCGGACCCTCGCCACCCACCTGACATGGTCACCCTCCCTCAGGAAGCCGCGTCCAAGCCTGGCGGCGACAGCAGCTCGGGTGCGTACAGCCGAAGCAGGTCGGCTGCCCACTTGACCTTGTCATCGATCCGCTGTCCAGCAGGCTGAGACGTGTTCCACAGCTCCAGGTTGGCGAGGCGGTTGTCCTGCCTGTCACCGTTGATGTGATGCACATTCTCGTCCGAGGTCAGCGGGCGCCCAAGTGCACGTTCCATGACGTACCGGTGCTCAGATACACGCCGCCCGTTGATCGTCATCATTACGTAACCGCCATTGCCCTGCCGACGAGCACTCCCGTCCCCGATGAAGCTGAAGGCGGGACCCGGCTCGCCGTACTTTCGGACGCGCTGTCCGTGCATCGAGCAGTAGCCGCCGGACCAGTGAACACGAACGCAGTCCTGCACGACGCAGTCGGTTCGCCCGCCTCGGGCCTTCACCGTCCCGGTGCGCCTCACCCGGCTAGCGTGCGTTCCGCAATAGCCATTGGCTGCATGAGGCTTGTCGCAACCCTCATAGCTACAAAGCGGCCGTTCTCGGCGCGGCTTGCTTCCGGTCGGATCGCCTGTCGCCCGCCAGCGACCGTAATGCTTGATGCACCAGCCTCGGGCGCGCGATTCTCCTCGGCACCCCTCGATGGCGCAGAAGGGTCGATCAGGCCGCTGAGTTGCATAGAGCGGGTCACCAAACCGCTTGAACTTCAGGTAGTGGCGATTGCAGTACCCGAGACCTCGGTGGGGTCTGTCGCAGTCGTCGAGCATGCAGATACGCTTGGTCATGTCGGCGCTCCTTCAAAGCGTCGTCCACGGCCCCGGGAGCGCTCCAACGCTCGCCGGGGTTTTCGATGTTCATTTTACCTGCTCAACCGGCATTTGGTGGGTCAAGTCACCCAAGCTGCAAGTGAGTTCGGCCCTACTCCTCGGGGCTGCGTTCGGTGTCGCTGCTGATGGCCCATCCGCCGAACCCGGCGCGCCGGTCGTGCGGCGTGTTGGCGACGACGCTGTAGAGCCGGACGGCGGTGTCTTCGGCGCGTGCGAGCGGGTCGTCGTCGGCGCCGCCGTATTCGACGGTGATCTCGCGGACGCCGTCGGACAGCTTCACCGTCACGTCAGGCACGAACCTCTCCCGCGTCGTCGTGGTCGCCCCGGTATTTGGCGAGGGCTTCGTGGACGCGGGTCTCGCTGCTGTCGTTGGAGTCCCACCACTCGACGGCCTTCCAGACGTCGGTGAGCCGCCGCATACGGACTTCGGCTCGGGTCTCCCACTGGCGGAGCAGCAAAAGAAGCTCCTCGGTCTCGCGTGCGGCGTCCTGGGCGTAGCCGAGTCCGGCGAGTCGCTTGGCCATGTCGTCGAGGTCGTGGCGGCGGGAGTGCAGGTCTTCGAGGTCCATGGCGGTGCACAGGTAGTTGTACGAGCCGCCGCTCACGTCTGCTCCTGAGTGTGCGTCTGTTCGCCGACGAGTGCCCGGTGGGTGCCGCATTGGTCGTGGGCGACGGGCGAGTTGTCGGTGGTCAGGCACTCGAAGTCGTAGGCGGAGCATTCCCAGCAGATGGTCTGCCCGTTGTGTTCGACGGGCCGGTGCAGGTTGCGGACGCGGGCGAGGGCGGCGGCCTGCTCGGCGCGATCCTGCCGGAGTGTGGCGGCGGCTTCGATGATGCGGTCCCAGCCGTTGAGCGGGTTGATACCGAGTGCGTCGGTGATGGCGGCCTTGTGGTTGGCGAGCCGGTCCATGTCGCGGGCGATGTCGGTCCGCTCGTTGGCGAGCCGCTGTCCCTCTTCGGCTGCGCGAGCCTGTGTCTCGTCACTGGGGGTCCAGGTGACGGGCTGCCCGCCGATGGTGACCTCGTAGTGGGCGTCGGGCGGGAGGCTGCCGCCGAGGTAGGCGGTGGTGTCGTTGGCGGGGATGTCGACGGTGTCTTCGAAGACGAGGACCGCGCGGGCGCCGAGGCGTTCGGCGAGGTCTCCATCGGTGAGGAGGTCGCGGCGGATCACATCGAAGCGGGCTTCGTCGGTGGGGACCTGGTCGACGACGAGGACGAACGGCGGCCGGTCGTCGCTGCTGCCTTCGGGGAGTTCGAGAATCTGCAAGCGGGCCATCAGCCGGTCACCGCCTCGGGGTCCTGGCGGTGGACGCTGCGGACGTTGCTGGTCGGAACGAGAGCGATGACGCCCATGCCGTTGGTTCCGGTGAAGACGTAGTCGCGGGCATCGGCGTCGTACTCGACACCATCGGCGGTGACGTACTCGGTGTTGCCGGTGAGGTAGTTGATCTCGTATCGGGCCATGGCGCGGGCTCCTGTGGGGTCAGTGCTTCCAGTTGGGGCCGCGTAGCGCGGCGGGCACGTCGGCGGTGGTGATGGGTCGGATGCCGAGGGTTTGGGCTAGCTGTCGGATGCCGGATTGTGCTGGGGCTGCCTGCATGCGGCTCTTGGGCTTGGCCGCCTCGGGCCGGTCGAGTCCGGCGAGGATCTCGCCTGTCAGCCCGTGGGCGTGCGCGAGGTCGAGGAGTTCGGGGCAGTCGTTGAGGTTGTCGATGTACGGCAGGCCCCACTTGTCGTCGATGCCGCAGCCTTCGCAGGCTGCCGCGTAGGCGGTGCTGTGCGCCATGTCGGGGTCGAGCCGGTGCCGGGCGAGGATGCGGCGGTCCGCCTCACAACGCAGTCGGACGCCGTCTTCCTGGCTGGGCGGCCACTCGCCCTCTTCGAGGAGCCGCTCGGTCTCGTCGACTTGCTGGGTGATCCAGGCGTGGAGATCCATGGCGCGCCCCCTCAGTCATCGGCGAAGATCAGCGTGGCGAGGCCGAGCCAGGTGAGGACGGCAGAGATCGCCCCGACGATCCCTGAGAGCTGGGGGTCAGCGGTCAGACCGTAGGTGACGCCTCCGGAGACCGCTCCGAGGAGTAGGCCGAGGATGAAGACAGGCATGGCGCGGGCTCCTGTGGTGGTCAGCTCTTGTCTGACTGATGCTGTGCGGCGGTTGCCGGGCGGATGAGTTCGGATGCCCATACGGCGCCTGCATCGAAGGTGTCGTCGTGCTCGGCGGGCGCTTCTTCGGTGCGGATTTTCTCGGCGGCTTCGTGAAGGACCGCATCGACGAGCGCGGTGGCTTCTTCCCGGGTCCAGAGGAAGCCGCCTTCGGCGACGCTCATGCGGGTGACGAGGTCGTCGTAGGCACTCTCGGGTTCGGGGATGCTACCGAAGAGCCGCCCGAACTCGTGGGTGAGATCGGTCATGGCGCGGGCTCCAGGGTGGGGTTAGGTGATCAGGTATCCGGCGGCGTCGTAGTAGTCGATGCCGCCAAGTTCGATGCGGTCGTCGACGAGCGTGAACCAGGGGCTCATGGTCGCGGCTTCGGGCGGTGCGTCTGGGGCGAGCCAGGTGAGGACGACATGCTCGCCTTCGCGCCGCCGGGACAGTTCACGACCGGGCAGCAGATGCTGGTGCTTGTTGAAGTCGGCTTCGAGCTCGGGGTTGACCTGGAGTTCGACACGGGTGTCGGTCACGCCGTCTCAGCTTCCTGCGGCTGCTCGTCGGAGCTGAAGATCTGGGAGAATCTGCCGATCATCTGGTCCCAGGTCTTGGTGGCCTGGTCGGCGAGCTGGTGCCCGGACGCTTTCTGCACGTAGGCACTGATCGCCTCGGCTTGGGCGAGCACCTCGTCGGGGACGGCCTTGAGGACCCCGTCGAGGCAGGTGTCGGACTTGCCGTGCAGTTCCTCGTGTCGCTGCATCGCGATGATCAGATTCCAGCCCCACAGGGGCAGATCCGGGACGGTAGCCATGGCGCGGGCCTTCCGTGGGTCAGTGCTGTTGCTGGTGCCGTTCGGCTTCAGCGATCAGCTCGGGCAGGGATGGGCTGTAGTCCTTGGGCCACCAGCGGACGTCGCCCCGACCAGCGGTCTGCGAGCACTGGTCACAGGTGAGGGCGACGATGGGCGCATCGGCGGACGGTTCGTCAGCGCAGACCCGGTAGCCGTCGAACGCTTCAGCTCCGGTCACGTCCGCGTCCACCACCAGCACCCGAGCGTTCCACCACGAAACGTCTCGACCTTCCCGCCGAGTCCGGCGAGCACATGATCCATGTCGTCCGCATCCCACTGATGCAGGTGCGCCTCGTGCGGATTGCCGTCCACCTCACCCTGGATGGACTCGACGATCGGCACGGACACGAGGATGTGATGGGCCCCGGTCGCGTCGTCCGGGCCCTCGACGATGCGGTGCAGCAGGGCGACCGCGTCCTCGCGAGGCAGGTGCTCCAGTACGTCGCCGAGCAGTACTGCGTCCCGGTGAAACAGGTGGGCCGGGGCCTCGCGCACGTCCATGACGTGGATCTCGTCGTACATCCGGCGCGTCTTCGTGCTCTTCAGCCGGAACCGCTTCACGTAGGGCGCGTGCACCTCGATGCCGGTCCACCACACGCCGGGCTCGTCGGGCTCGTGCGGCCGGAACAGCTTCGCGTAGGTGCCTTCGCCGGGGCCGATGTCGCACACGGTCTTCGGCAGGTGGCGCTTGAACTTCTCGAGGGACCAGTCCTTGCCCTCGGCATCACTGGTGGGCATGACGGTCTCCTAGAAGCGTCTGATCAAGCGAAGGCTGGTCGCGTACAGGCCGACACCGTCCAGCCGGGAGGCGCCGCCGAGGTCGGCGAAGGTGGGCCCGTTCGGCGTCTTCCGCGAGTTCACGAACCGCGGCTGGCCGAGGCTGTCGACTCCGAGGTAGATCCCGTTGTGGTCCATCTGCCCGGCTATAGGGTCACCGGTGTCGGCGTCGAAGTGCGGGACGTCGCCGGGCTGGATCGCGGTGAGCGGGGGTGCGCTACTCGCCGACTGCGCGACGATGACACCCGGACCGTTCGGACCGATGTCCTTCGTCATCCGCGGCAGGTTCAGCCCGTCGATGTTCTCCGTGCGCACCATCGGGATGCCCATGTGGAAGCCGTAGATCATGCGAGTAAAACCGGAGCAGTCCATGCACCCCTGCTCCCCCGCGCCCGCCGACTGTGTCTCCCCGTTCGGGAACGTCCAGCTGCGGCCCATGTAGTCGTGGAAGTCGGCACCCTCGATGGGCGCACCCGCGGCGTCGAGGGGCCCATAGTCGGACTGGCCGGCGACCTGCGCTCCGGCGAGGGCGGGGCTGGTCACGGCCGGGGCGCCGGTCACGTACATCATCGCGTAGGCCAGAACGTCCGGACTGGAGTCGACCGCCCACGCGCGGATCTGGTCGGCGAGCTGCGGCGTCCACGTGCCGGTGAACGGCTGATCGAGGACCCGCACCCACGTGCTGTGAGTGACAGTCGGAACGACGTCCCAGCTACCGGAGACGACTTGCAGGTCGTCGACCTGAAAGATGCGCGGCAGGCCGGTGGAGCCGGTGGACGCGAGCGCCCGGAACCCGACCCGGCCCGCCGGGTTCGCGGTGTCGGCGACGGAGTGCAGCCACGTCTCCGGCTCGGCGGTCCCGTCACGCCACGCCCGACAGCGGATCGTAGAACCGGTGCGCTGGGCGCGGATCCGCCACCACTGGCCAGCCGTGAAACCGGTCCCAACCTGCGTGGCTGCACCGAGCGCGGTGACGGTGCCACCGACTTCCTTCTCCAAGGTCAGCTGCACGACACCGGTCGTGTTGACGATCAGCCGGGCACGGTTCGCGTCGCTCGTGGCCGTGTAACCGAAGGAGAGACCGATCGACGATGCGGCCCCCGCGGGGACGGTGGTGACGGTCACCTTGGCGGTGACGTCAACGTCCGTGAGCGTGTCGATGACGGTGGCATGCCGCGAAGTGTTGGCGACGTCGCACGAGATCTGCCCGACGCCGCCGGTCACGCTGTAGAGGGCGGCGGTACCGGACTGAGACCAGTTACCGCCACCGGGACTCGCGCCGAACCCGTTGCTCGCCGTCCTCGTGAACTGGTCGGTGAATGGCCTCTTGTCCTCGACGAACGTCCGGACCGGCCCCCGCATCGCGACAGTCCGCGCACCGACCGTGAGCGTGGCCAGCACGCCCTGGCCGTCGGACACTTGCAGCCGGTTCGGGCCGGTGAGGGTCTGGGTGGTGAGGGCGGCGGGCGGCGGCTGATACAGCATCTGCCCGTCATCGACGGTGAACACCGCCATCGCTCACACCCCTTGCAGGTCGACCTGAATCGTGACCGCCGTCGGCGCCCCGGTGACGGAGCGGATCGCGACGGTGAGACTGTCGCCCGCGGCAAAGGCGGCGTTCTGCACGGACGGCCCGGACATCCACGTGGACGCCGTCGACAGGGACAGGTTCGTGGCGAGGAGATCGACCGCGTTCTTGACCGCGTTGATCGTCACCCCGGTGCCACCCACCCGATACCCGCGGACCGCGGTCACGGTGCACGCTTTCGGAGCGCGCCACACCACGTAGGAGACCGCGCCGGCCGGGGCGGTGATGACGAGACTCTTGCTGAGCGAGGTGGCCGCAGCCGGCAAGGTCAGGCTCGGCGCGGTGACCCCGCCGTCGGAGGCGACCGCGAACCCGCCGGGCCCGTTGAGTGGACCGGTGAACGTGCCGCCCGCCTTCGGCAGGAACTTCCCGTCGGCGTAAGCCCGGTCGGCGTGCGGGTCCGTGGCCGCGAGGTGCGCGGCGACCTTCGCTGTCGCATCTGCTGCGGCTGCCGCCCGATCGCCGTGCGGATCCGGAGCCACGACGTGCGCCTGCAGCGCCTCCTCGGCGTACACCCGGTCCCCGTGCGGGTCCACGGCGGCCACATGCTCATCGACCACGCCCTGAGCCGCAGCCTCGACACCGTCGACGGTGGCCAGGCCGACGACGTCGCCGGTCTGCCCATTGACGGAGGACACGAGGCCGGCGGACACCACGACGGTGCGGGCCTGCTGTCCGGTGGTCACTTCGATCTCGTCAGTGAACGCCTCGCCCGTGACCTGGATCCTCACCGGGTCACCTCCAGCGAGACGACCGCACGGCCCTGCAGCAGCCTGACGACGGTGCCCGCCTTGAAGACCTCGAGGTCCCAGACCCCGTTCCGGGTGAGGGTTTCAGTGACCGCGGCGGGGATAGCAAGCCGGATCGTGTCCCCGATGATGGTCAGGTAGTCGCCCAGGTCGAGGAGGAGTTCGCCGTGCTCGGAAGCGGGCGCCGACCGGATCTGTGAGCGCACCGCCCACCCGTCCCAGGAGAAGCCCGGCACATCCGCGACCCGGTAGTTCTGCACGAACGTGGCGCCCTGCTCCAAACGCAGATCGAAGATTCCGGCTGCCAACCCTGCCACCTCCGGGATCTCTGCACTGTCCGCGTCCGCGGCAAGCGTCGCCTGACCGGCGAGGACGGCTGTGGCGTGCGCGGCCAGGGTCGGGGCGGCGGCGAGGGTCGTGTCCGCGGTGAGCTCCGCCGTCGCGCGTGCGGTGACGCGGGCCACAGCGCCGAGGGTCGTCTCAGCGGACAAAGCCGCGGACGCGGTGAGTACGGCCCCGTTGGACAGCGTGTTGAACAGGTCGAACTCGACGTAGTCGCCGACGCCGCCATCCCGGTGGGCGCTCATGTCGAGCGCGCACGTATCGACTTCGGTAGGAATCCAGGCGGGGGTGGCGAGCGTGCGCCGGTTGGTCCACGTCGTGCCGTCCGGGGACGTGTCCCAGTAGAGGTTGGTGCCGTCCTCCCGTAGCCGCAGGAAGAGGTGGGCGACCGGGGCATAGGTGAGCTCGACCGCCGCATCGTCCCAGTAGCCGGTCTCGGATACGCAGCGGATCAGCCCGGACACGGTGTTGATGATGAACCCGACGCGGGTGCCCTCGACCGAGCCTTGAACGGTGACCGCGCAGTACGCCTCCGCCGTGGCCCCGCCCGGGTTCGGCACGACGGGCACCTGCACGAAGAAGCTGGCCCCGGCGAGAGTCCACGCGTAGGCGGTCTGGCAGCCGGCGTAGTCGAGGGTGCACGGCACGCGCGCCCGGCCGCCGACAACCGCGGTCCCGCCGTAGGAGTTACCCCAGACGGGGCCGAGCGTGGCCGCGTTGAAGTTGTCGACGAGCGTGGACAGGGACGGCATGCGGCCCTCCCTATGCCAAAGACAGGGAGAGCGACCCGGCGGTGAGCTTGAGTTCGTCCCCGGCGGCGACGGTGCGGGACGCGGACAGCGGCCCGTACCAGAGACGGACCGGCGTGCCCGACGAGTCCCAGATCTCGACACCGACCACGGTCGCGGCGGGCAGTCCGGTCCACGCCAGGTCGGCGCTGTTGCTGGTGGCCCCGTTGACCGCGGCGGCCACGGACAGGTTCTGGCGTGCGTAGGAGCCGCCGGCCACCTCAGTGCCCGCAGTGGTGTCGGTGCCGGTCGCGGTGACCAGAGCCACCTTGAGCGGTGTGGTGGGCCGGGTCGGGGTGCCGACGCCGAGGATCCAGTCGAGGGCCAAGTTCTCGGCGGTGTTGGTCAGGTTGTCGGCCACGCGGCCTCCTTCAAGCTGGGGCGCCGCGTGGCGCTGGGTTGGTTATCAAGGAGCGCCGCCGTTCCGGAGTCGAACCGGTACTGGCCAGCATGGGACGACAGCCCTCGTCTGCCGACGGCGTCCTCGTCTTGGGTGTCCCGCCGCCCTGGCGGGGGTTGCTCGGGCGGCGGGACCAGGCGGCGACCGGACCGCCCGTCGAGGGGTTGTGTCCGCCCGGCCCCCCGCAAGGACCGGGCGGACAAAGGGGCCGAGCGCGAGGCGCTACCAGGCCCGGCCCTGCGGGAGCCACACGCAGGGAGATCAGGCGGCGCGAGGTGCGCGCTGCGGCATCGGCCGGTAGGTGGCAGCACACGCCTGCACTTCGGGGAGCGCGTACATCGTCTTGTACTCGTGCCCTTGGCCGGAGTACTCGTCAGGCCGGCCTTTGAAGCGGCGGATCCTGCCGCGTCGCGCCCACTGTCGGATGACGGTGCCCGGGACGCCGGTTGCTTCGGTCGCTTCATGCTCGAAGACGAGGTCTTCCGGGTACAGCTCGGTGACGTGCATCGCGCCCACCCCCAAGCATGCAGAAAGCCCCCGGCGGAAGCTGGGGGCTCAGAGGTCTGCGGACACACTTGTGTTCCGTCGATGGCACTGTGACATACAACCGATCGGTCACGCAAGTGATCGTTGGGTGCTCGTTAGGCGGCGGCTCGGTCGGCGAGGGGCAGGTCAAGGACTTCGCTGCGTGCGTATTGGGTGGCGCAGCCACGGCAGCGGATGCCCGGCGTGGACACGGTGACGCGAAGCGTGGTCCCGCACGGGCAGGCGACGGCGATCGGCCGCTCGGGGCGCTCCCCGGTTATCTGCCGCTCACACTGCCGCACCACGCTCGTCACCTCGTGCAGGAAGTCGCCGAACGCCGAATGCTCGCCGGCAGCCCATTCCAGGTTGATCCGCAGCGCCTTGACGGCCTGGTCGCACTGCTGCTGAAGGTTGCCTTCCCAGCGGGGATGCCGCCAGCCGAGGGTCTCGTGCCAGTCGACGAGCCACGTCTGCAGGATGGTGACGACCCCACCGCGGGCCATGAGGGAGAGCGGTTCGAGGCGAACAGGGAGCGGGGCGGTGCGGGACATGGTGACGACGGGGGCGTCACTTCCTCGCCCGGGGGTGAGCCGGGTGGCGAGCTGGGCGTAGAGCCCGCCAGGGCCGGGGAGTTGCCGCAGGGTGGTGTCGGCGCGCTCCTGGCAGAGGCGGCAGGCGACACGCCCGAGTTCGTCCTGACGGAGCTGCCGCCCGCAGGGGCCACAGGTCGGCCACTCGTACTGGTCCGGGCTGGTGGGGTGGTCGTGCACGTTCGGCTCCTCGTGTGGTGCGGGAAGCGGGTGACGCTGTGGCCAATGATGCGGCACGCCGTTGACAACGCCGGGCCGATGACCCCAGACACGCCTGTGGGCCCGCACCAGACGGCACGGGCCCACAGGGGCGGGGTGGGGTGGTCATCCCCAGTAGGAGCAGAGGACCCACTTCGGTTTGTCCTGCGCCGGCGTGATGCCGAGCGCCTGGACGGCGGCGTGGAGCTTCTCGTCCCAGCCGTTCATCTCGGGCTCGACGGCCAGGGCCTCCATGTCGATGTGTTCGACGGAGCCCCGGTAGACGGTGATGACCTTGGCGGCGAGGAGGTACATCGGGTAGTCGCCGGAGCAGTAGGTGTCGAACTCGACACCCAGTCGCGCCTTCGCCTCGCGCTCGCGGTCGAAGTAGCCGTCGGCACGCCAGTCGGTCTCGGTGAAGTCTGCGAGCTGGGCGAGGATGTGGCGTTCAGCGGCCTCTTGGAAGCCGTCGCCGTCCTCGTTGTCGGGGTTGAACCAGTCGAGTTCCGGCAGCTCTCCGTACTCGCCAGCCTCGCGGATCTTCCATTCCTCCTCGCCGCCAAGGTCGTAGCCGTAGGCGAGCATGCCGTTCGTGGACTGTCCCATGGTCAGTTCTCCTCACTTCTCGTTGTTGGTGGCCCACCGCTCCCAGGCTGCAAGCCCGGCAACGGCGGCTTTCTCGCGGGTGGTTTCGGTCTGGCGGGAGGCGCCTCCGGTGGGGAGCCGCCAGGTCCATCGGTGGCGCTGGCCGATGCCGTAGGACGGCTCGACCACGACCAGCACCTGCCCGTCGGCGACGACATGCCACGCGCGGGTCTCCGGCCAGTCCGGGGCTTTCACCAGCCGCGCGGCCTCCACGACCGCGCGAGCCGGGCGGGCAGACAAGGGGCGAGTCACGTCTGCTCGTTCCGATGGGCCTCGACGACGACCGAGGTGGTGCGGCGCGCGAGTCGCCATGTGAAGTCCGGGAACTTTGCGCGCTTCCCCGCGAGCCGCTCGGTCGCCCAGTCGAGGGTGTCCATGTAGCTGCTGGCGGTCTCCCAGGTGTCGTCGTCCTGCTGGCACTGGAGGAAGTAGTCGACGGCCACGCGGCGGTCCTCGAACTCGGCGTTGACGGCCGGGTACAGGTCGCTGTGGGCGAAGCAGGCGTTGACGACGTCCGCGACGATCGCCGCGTTCAGGGGGATCTCCTCGCCCTGCGGGTACATGCTGCCTCGGACGTAGCCCATGACGGCGGCGTCGTAGAAGAGGCCGCGCTCGTAGTCGGTGAGGCTGGCAAGGAAGCCCTCGACAGCAGCGGCACGCTGCTGCTCCCGCTGGGCGAAGTAGGCGAGCAGGGGCTCGGGAAGTTCGGCGGTCATCGGTCCTCGTCTCGTCGGGCGTGCATGCGGGTTTTGATCTGCTGCTGGGTGGGCTGCTCCCACTGGTGCCAGCCAGCCGGGGGCTTCCAGCGCTGTGCGTGCTCGCGCTTGGTGACGCCGCACCAGCGACAGCCGGACGGGTCGGTCACGGGGCGGCCCTCTCCAGGTTGACCTGCCGCTGGACGGCGGCGAGGACGTCGTCGGGGACCGTCCACAAGCCGAGCTGCCCACGGACCGGACGCGGCGGATGCGGCAGCGGCCGGACATCCTCCAACTGCCAGTGCCAGGTGCCGGGGAACCCCCACGGGCGGCAGCAGCCGTCGTCCTGATGGCAGCCGGCGAGGGTGGCGACGGCGACGACGGCGCGGAAGTAGCGGGGCCACTGGCGGACCATGTCGACAGGGAGGGCGCCCTCGTCTTCGGCGGCGCCGGCGTGGATGAGGACCGTGGCCCTGAGGTGGGCGGCCGGGATGGGGCGGGTGCGGTTCTCGATGCGCTTCGGGCCATGGGCGATGGCCGCACTCCACGGGTACTTCACGGTCAGGGCTCTCACGGGCGGGTCCTTTCGGTGGGGAGGGCGTGGGCGGCGGGCCCGGCCGGTGGGCCGGGCCCGCGGAGTGGTCAAGCGGGGATGACGGAGATGGTGTCGAAGCCGGACGGGTCGACGATGCGGGTGATGCGGAGCGGCCAGCCGTCGCGGTCGGTGACGTGCCACTCGTGGACGACGAGGCCGTCGTTGTGTGCCCTGGCGAGCATCTCCTCGGTGCCGGTGGTGGTGTCGTGGCCCCAGCAGGTGCCGTTGATCGTGTAGTGGGCGACGACGGCGGGCTCGGGCTCGGGGGTGTTGAGGTCGCGGATCGCCTGCGGGTCGACGGGGGCGAGCACGACAGCGGCACCGGCGGCGACGATCGCGGCCTGGGCGGTGGTCTTCATGAGTCCTCGTTTCGTTCGTAGTCGGTGTCGCGGTCGTCCCATCGCCGGTCCCAGGCGGCGGCTTCGGCGGGAGTCTCCTCCCACCACGGGACCGGCGGCGGGGGCTTGGCGGTCACGCGGGCTTCCGCGTCTGGAAGAGGGAACGGACGCGGGTCATGAACCGCCTGTCAGCCTCGTCCTGCCAGTGGGTGCGGAAGTTGCGGCGGCAGCGCGCGGCGTCCCAGAGCTGGGAGCAGCGGGCGAACCGGCGCTCAAAGTCGATCGTGACCACAGTCGGCCTCCTATCGGTTCAGGCCGGGCAGGACAGCCCGGCGGGGGCCGGCCGCGCGACCATTCGCGCGGCCGGATGGGCGGTCAGGCCGCCGCGCCTACGGCGGTCCGGGCCTCCAGTTCGGCAATCCGGGCCTCCGCGTCCCGCAGCGCAGCCCGCAGCCGGGCCACCTCGACCTGGGCGTTGCTCTCGTCGAGCCACACGACCGCCTCGTAGCCGTACTCCTCCAACACCGACTCGACCCGGCCCTCGGCGTACACGGCGTCACCGCGGTCGTCCGCGTACACCTCGGCAACGATGCGGAACTTGCTGGCCATCTGAGACTCCTTACTGCGGTCGGGATGTGGTGCGAGTGGGGCCTGCGGCGGTCAGGACGGCTCCTGGCCGTATCCGCCGCGCTCGTCGATCAGCGCGCGGACGTCGGCCACGGGCACCTCCAGGAACAGGCGGCCCTTCGCGAGCTCCGGGTCGCCGGACAGGAACAGTTCGGCCGAGTCCTCGTCGTGGTCCCAGTCGACGTCGAGGCCGGGGTGCAGGTACACCTCGTCGATCAGGTCGGCGCCGGCCTGGCCGTGGACGGTGATGTGGTGTCCGTCGGCGAGGGTGATCAGGTGGCCGCCGCCCGTGGTGGCGATGCGGTCGAGGATGGCGTGCGTCATGGGCTGTCCCTTTCGGGGATGGGCGGAGGTACTGGCGTTCACTTGGCGATCACCGGGTGGCCTGTGATGGCTGCGCGGATCGCCTTGAGCGGCGGGGTGTCGTGCGGGGCCGGGCGGTCCGGGGTGACGGACGTCCCGAACGGGGTCCGGCGGGCGACGCCCGGGGCGACGAAGTAGCTCAGGTCGTACTGCCAACGCCTGCCCTCGTCGGCGGCCCGGCCCACCCGGGCGTTCAGGACGAAGCCGTCGTCTCGCGGCGCCCACGCCTGCTGCGCGGTCCAGCCGTTGGCCTCGGCGAGCGCGAACAGGCCGGCGACCGGCTTGGGCAGCGCGTAACCCTTCGGGGCGGTGTCCGTGATGCCCGCCTCCAGCCGGCGCGTCGTGACGTCACGGGCGTGCTTCTCGGCCGGGGTGAGGGCGTTGTCGCGCGCCAGGGCGGCGTCCAGGGTGACGGTCCGGCCGCTGTAGCGGCAGGTCCACCCGATGCCGGTCGCGTCGCGGATCGCCGGACGGCGCTGGCCGTCCAGGTCCCACGTCGATTTCGGCTCGTGTGTGGTCAGCCGGTCGTCGCGGACCCTCGTCGTGCTGCCGCACGGGCACAGGGCCTCGATGCAGTGCAGTAGGTCGGACCACCAGTTGGGCGGGAGTATCGCTGAGACAAGCCACTCTCTGGTCCTGGCGGCACTGGTGCGGGTGTGCGTGGTCACGGGCTGGCCTTCCGGGGTCAGGCGGGGGTGAGGGAGCGGGCGCGGACGCAGGTCGCCACGACGGTGCCGGTGCTGTCGGCGAGCTGGAAGCGGGCCGTCCCGATGATCGGGTCGTCGCAGCGCAAGCACGTGCACGGGTGGGCGTGGTGGACGCCGTGCAGGTCGGTGAGGCTGCCGTGGTAGCGGACCAGCGTGCCCGGCTCCCAGGCGATCAACGGGTTCAGCATGCGGGGCTCCTAGGCGGCGAGGGCGAGCTTGGCGGCGGCGAGCTTGTAGGCGGGCTTGCGCGGCCGGTACTTCACGGCGATGCGGGCGACCTGGGCGGGGGTGTAGCGGCGGCAGTCGCCGCGCATCTTCCGGCCGGCGTGGATGCGGGCGGGGATACCGGTGATGCCGAGCGTCTTCGCGGTCTTGCGGAGGGTGCCGGCGACGGAGCGGGCTTCCTTCGGGGCGAGGCCGGCGGCCATGCAGTGGGAGGCGAGAGTGCCGACACCGTTGCGGCGGATCCGGGCGGCGGCGCGGGTGGTGCGGGCGCGGGCGCGGAGTTCGGCGTGGCGGGTGCGGTTCGAGCTGAGCATCGTGCGGGTCCCCCTTGGTGCGGCGTGCGGTGGTGGTGCGGGTCATGCGATGGGCCCGGCCAGGGAGGCCGGGCCCTGGGTGGGCTAGCGGGCGGCGAGTTCGATGACCCACCACTGGCAGGACTGGGCGGCGGTGAAGTACACCGTCACGCCGTCGACGTCGTGGCCGACGATCTCCATACCGGTCTCCGACGGCGCAGCACCGGGGGAATGGAAGCGCCAATCGACGCGGGCGGGGTTCACCGAGTCGACGGTGAAGCGGCCCTCGATGCGGCGGTGCTCGACCTCGTCGCCGGGCTGGAGCCTGTCCGTGCTGATCAGTTGGGCCGTCATGGTGTCTCCCCTGCTGTTCTCCGTGTCGATGACTCCACTATGACACCTACGCGTAGTCCACGCAATAGGGCTACTCATAGTCGCTCAAGGAATCGGAAGAGTAGGGCTACACGGTGGCCAACCCCTTGTGCGACAATCCCCGTATGACCCCCGCCACCTGGACACCCGATGACGAGGCAGAACGCCTCTACGGCCGCTACAAGCGCGCCCTCGAAACCGAACGCGAACTCAAGGACCCAGTCCGCGAGCAAGCCGCCCTCGACCTCAAGTCCGGCGCGTCCGTCACCCAGCTCGCCAAGCTGACCGGGATGACGCCCGAGGTCTTCCGGCGGATCGCCCGCGCTGAAGGCGTCGAACGCAAGCGGGAACCCACCGTCGGCCGCGAAGTCGAAGCCAAGCGCGCCAAGGGCCCCGAGGAGTCGTCGTGACGGACAGCATCACCGACTGGCTGCGCGCCCAGGGCCATGAGGACCGTTCCGCCGTGAGGATCAACGACGCGATCACCGAGACGCTCGACGCGATCGGCGACGACCCCGACTACGAGACCGCCCAACGTCTCCTCGCTGAAGCCGAGCAGGCTCTCGCCTCGGGCACGACCGCCGAGGCGACGGAACTACTGAACCGGGCGATCGCCGAGATCGACGAGGCGTGCCCCCTGTAAGCCGTAGCGTCTTCCCGTGTTCTGCCCCGTTCCGTCCCCGGTGCGGGGCAGACTGCCGTCTATGGACGATGTGGTGTACATGGTGCGAGGCAGGACCCAAGCGGTCTGCCAGCGGGAGTTGGACCGCATCTGCAGACTCCTCGGAGCCGTCCCCACGAACCCGCCGTCCGACGGCACCGGCCGCGGCTGGGTAGCCCGCGCCGTCCCCACACCAAAAGCCCCGACCGTCACGGATGACGGTCGGGGCCTCGGCGTAGCGGGCTGATCTACCTCGCCCAGGGGCGGGGCTCGTAGTCGGCGGACGCGCCGAGAATCTCGAAGGCGATCTCCTGCTCGTCCATGCCGGCGGCGACGGCTTCGGCGACGAGCTTGTCGGCCTTCTTGCTGCTGCCGGTGCCGAGGAGTCCGCCGCGCTGGAGTTTGCGGCCGGCTTCACGGATCTGTTCGGGGGTGGGCTTGCCCATGGTGTGGCCCTTTCTACCTATCGGCGGGTGTACTTGCGGGCGGCGTCGGCGATGGCGTCGGCTTCGGTGGCGTGCGGGCCGGCCTTGACGACGAACCGGCCGCTGACGTTGTCGACGATGGCGGCCATCCACGTCTTCTCGGGGGCGGCATAGTCGTCGGACAGGTTGTCGGGCATGCGGCCGAAGGTCTGGGCGGTCTCCCACCGGTGGTTCGGCTCGAGCTTGATGGTCATTGCGGTTCCTTTCGGCGGCTCAGAGGCCGCGGTTGTGGGCGTGGTTGGCTGCGCGGTCGAAGGCGTGCAGGACGGGTGTCGGGCTGGTCTGGTCGGCGTTCCAGGACGGGATGGTTTCCGCGCCCGGGAAGTCGGCCTGAATGGCGTCGAGGAGGAGCACGCAGGCGTCGTGCGCCTGGTCGCGGCCGGCTGCTTCGAGGCGGATCGCACGGATCGGGCAGACGGCACCGGACTCGTCGTAGAGGGCATCGCGGCACCAGCCGCTGGTCTCGAGCCGGATTCGGGCCCGGTGGAGGAGGCCGGCGATCGGCGTCCGGTACGGGTTGGGTGCCGCGGTCGGGGTGAGGCGCAGCGGAATCGGGTCAGCGCCGGGCAGGTGCGCGGTGTTGACCTCGAAGGCGACCGCGGCCTCGTCGAGGCGGACCGACATGGCGGCGTCGACCAGGGCGAGCCGGGTCTCGAGGTTGAGGGTGGTGTTGACGGACGGCCGGAGGGCGGTGATGGTCATCGGCGGGCCTTGCCGTTGTCGCAGCGCTCGGGGCACGGCGCCGTGATCCGCTCTCCGCCATGGGCGCTGTAGAGGGCGCCGTTGCCGCTGCAGCACCAGCACAGGCCGCGGGCTCGGGCTTCGTCCGGGGAGAGGCTGCCGTTCTGGGCCTCCCACTGCTGGTCGGCCATTCGGTGGGGCATGATGAGGGTCTCCTCGTCGGGTCTTGAATCGGATGGGGAGGGAAGGGGCGCCCCTGGTCGCTTCCAGGCATTCGAGGGGCGCCCCGGCTCAGCTAGCGCGCTGCATTGATCTCTTCGTCAGTGATCCCGGCTGCGTGGGCGGCGGCGATGATCCGGTCACGCTGCTCGAGCTGGAAGTCGTCCGGGCTGGCGGTCCGCGCGATCAAGTTCTCCGTGTTCGCGGCGAGGGCGAGCAGTTCCTGCTTGGTGGCCATGAGTGGCCCCTTCTCTTAGGTGTGGCGGGTGGGGTTCGGGCGCGTCAGGCGCCCCGGTCTTGGCTAGGCGAGCTTGCGGACTTCGCAGGCGGTGATCCGTCCGCCCCTGAGGTGGGGGGCTTGGTGGAGGAGCATCTCCGCTACCTGCTCGGCCATCATTCGCTCCGTGGGCACGCGGCCCCCGACCGTCTCGGCGTCGAACGTCCCCTTGTGCTCGACGTACTTGCCGTTCTTCTCGATCCGGACGTGGGCGTACCAACTGGTGAGGCTCATCTGTGTCTCCTTGCGGTGGGTGGGCGGGTTGCTGGTCAGACACGTCGGCCGCGGATGCGGCGGGCGCGCGGGTCGGCCCCCTGGGCGGCGAGCTTCTCCATGCCGCGCAGTTCGGCCTCGTCCAGGTAGGCGGAGTGGTCCTCGCCGAGCGGCGCACCGACCTGCGGGCCGGGTCCGGCGACGTTGCGCATGCCGGCCGGGGGCTGGTCGTAGACGGGCCCGAAGCGCAGGCAGAGCCCTTCGGCGCTGGTGCCGCCGTCCGTCATCGGGTTGCCGGTGAGCGGCGCCCTCCGGGTGAAGGTGAACTCCGAGTACAGCTGGGCGTCCTCGTAAGGGGCCCGGTTCTGGGCGATGTCGTAGACGACGTAGTAGGGCACGTTGAGGCGGGCCTCCTTGGCGAACTTCTTCGCCTTCGAGGGGTCCCAGGACTTCGGCATGGCGATGATCTCCGTTTCTGGTTTGTGATGGTTTGTTCCTGCTGATCAGGGCTGCTCGGTGGGGAAAGGTGCAGGTCAGGGCTGCTCTGGGATCTGCTCACGGGCTGCTCAGAGCAGAGGTTGAGCAGACGGTGAGCAGCAGGCTGAGCGACTGCGACCTGCGGGTTTGCAGCCTGATCAGGGCTGAGCGAGCCCTGATCAGGGGTACATAGTTCGCGTATCGGTCACAGGAGGTGACGGAGGCGATCACGCTTGAAGCCGCGCGGATTCTTCTCCTCACCGATCGGACCGAGCGTCAGCGGCGCCCCGGCGCCCGCCTTCTTCAGCAGCGCCTTGAACTCGTCGACACCCAACTCCCCGTAGGCGTCCGGGTCGTACTCCTGGAGTGCGGCAAGGAGCACCTCGGTCTTCATCCGGTCGACGCCCGCCTTCTCCATGACGGTCACCGCGTCCTCGACCGCAGCCCGCGCTGGGCCGTCCGACAGCTCGGCACCCGCGGGCGGCTCGGCATCGCACAGGCGCAGCAGCTGCTCCCACGTGAGGAGCTCGACCGGCGCCGGCTTCTTCAGGTCGCCGTCCTTGTCGTACTCCGGCTCGACGTACTCGGGCAGGTCCACGCCGCGCATCGCGTCGAGGCTGTCCTGGTCCGGGTCCAGCAGGCCGGCCTCAAGCCGCTCCTGCCCGAGCTGCCGCAGTACCGCGGACGGCACCTCATGGACGGCGTACTCGATCGGCTCGTCCGCCATCCCGGGCACGCCCTGGATGAAGATGTGCCCGGCGTCCTTGGGGTCGGTCTGGGTCGCCGGGGACAGCTTGTGCGGGAGGTAGCCCTCCTTCACGGAGCCGTCCCCGAGGACCGACCTGGTGTCCTCGACCTTGCAGGGGCCGACTGCCTTGAGGGCGACCATCTGGGCGATGTTCGCTCCGAGGTAGGAGCTCTGGCCGCCCTGCGACGCGGCCTCCACGACGATCAGCTCCTTGCGGCCGACGAGCAGCAGGTCGTTGTACAGGCGCTTGGCCAGGGTGCTGGCCTTCGGCAGTTCGTCGAAGAAGATCGTGACGGCGGGGTGCTTCGGGCTGGGCTTCCACTTCTTGCCCATGCCGAGCTTCGCCCGCAGCCGGGCCCGGCCCTTGGCCATGACCAGGAAGAACAGCAGGACCGCTTCGATCTGCTCGTTGCTGCGCGCGGTGATCCGGACGGCGTCACCGAGGTCCTCCAGGCCGTCCCCGAACGGATCCAGGTCGATGGTGATGTTGTCCCGGCAGGCCGTCACTCCTTCGGCGAGCGCCTGCAGGATGCCGGTCTTGCCGCCGCCGGACGCCGCCACCCACAGGCCCATGACGCCGGCCAGGGACAGCTCGAGCGGGTCGCCGCCGACACTGGTGCCGATACGGAACGCGTCGGTGATCGACAGGGACTTGGGGGCCCGGTAGGGCAGGCCGGGGGCGGTGGCGAACGGGTCGCCCTCGACCAAGCGCAGGATCGCGCAGGCGCGACGCGCCCTGAGGGGCTGCGGGCGGACACCGTTCGTCTTCAGATCGAACCGGGTCTCGAGGTCACCCGCCTTCGAAATGATCGCCTCGGGAGTGCCTTCGCCGACGCGTACCGTGCACTGCCAGCCCCAGGGCTGACGGGTCACGTCCGACACCTCGACGATCGGCACGTTCTCGGCGCGGGCGGCGAGGAGGACGCATTCGGCGAGCCGCTCAGGCGTGGACGCGCCCCGCAGCGGGAAGGGCTTGGCGTCGTCGGCGAGCTGCTCGACGTTCATGACGACGTGCGATCCGACGCCCATCGCTCCCCCGGTCGGCTCCGCCTGGAACGTGGCGGGCAGGCTCGCCGGGGCCATCCCGAAAGGGGCCTCACCAGCCTGACCGCGGACGAACGGGCGGGAGATCAGGTACCAGCCGTACCCGGCGGCGGTGGTGACCACGGCAAGGAGCATCGGCTGCCCGGTCGCGGCCTGCTCTATCGCCCCGCCCAGGACGGACATGGCACCCAGTCCGCCCCCGGCGACGATCGCGGCACGGGTTGCCTTCTTACTGGTGCGGGCGGCGGCGATCTCCCAGTCGGTCGGCGGGAGGACAGGCCGGGCTCGCAACTGCTCGAGCTTGGCTTCTGCCGCGGCGGTCCTCCCGGCGTAGCCGGCCAGGCTGCTGGCGTTACCGCCCTTCTCGCTGGCTTCGGCTTGGGTTTTGGCGACTTCGAAGCGGGCGCGAGCTTCGGCAGCAGTCCGCTCCTGCTGGGTCAGCCCGCTGTCGTATTTGCGCTGCTTCTTCTTGGCGGCGAGTTCGAAGACGGTGACCTGGTCGAGGTCGCCACCCGCGAGCCAGTCCTTCGTGCGGGTGGCGGCGTGGCCGCGCTGCTCCTTGAACGCCACCTTGGCGCGGTCGGCGCGGGACGGCTCTGCGGGCTTGGCCGGCTCCTCGGCGAGCCAGTCGACCGGCTCGAACGGCTCGTAGGGCTGGTACTCGGTTTCGGTGGCCACGGGGCCTGTCCTTCCAGGGGTCAGGGGCGGGGCCCGGTCCGGGCCCCGCACGAGGGGTGGATCAGAGGCCGCCGAGGATGTTGCTGAGCGAAGCGACACCGGTGTCCGTGAGCTGATCGGCCATGCCGCCGATCACGGTTCCGGCGAGCGCGACACCGAGGATCGTGACGACGACCGCGTCACCGACCTTCAGGTGGCCGCCCTTGACCCGGAAGAAGACGACGAGGCCGAGGATCGCGATGGCGGCAACACCCGTGCCGATCGCCGCTCCGGACGCCTGGGTCTGGATCTGCTGCGGGTAGCCGGCGGGCATCTGCTGCTGCGGGCCGTTCAGCGGTGCGCCGCTGCCACCGTTGGCGGGAGCGACCCCGTTGGTGAGGCCGGGCTGGATGTCGGTGCGGGCGATCGCGACGACGGTCGCCTCGTGCTCCGGAGCGGCGGCGGTGGCGGTCGCGGCGGCCCCTCCGAGGAGGGCGACGGTGGCGGTGGTCGAGACGGCGATGCGGCGAAGAGAGGCGTTCATAGTTTGATCACTCCAGGGGTGAGTTAGTTGGCGTTCTGGCGGGCGTTCTTGGCGGCGATGGATGCCTGTCGGCGGGCTCCCGGCGACTGCTTCGGGGAGTCGCCCGACGTGCGCACTCCGCGGCGCGCAGGAGGGTTGTAGACGCGGGTCTTCTTCGGGCCGAGCACTTGCGATGCGACCTGCTGTGATGATCCGTTTACGCACCGCTTTTCGCGGGCGGCTTCGACCCTCATTTCGGCGGCGTTACGCATCCGCAGAACCTCGGCGGACTCGCCCGGCTTCGCGCCCTCGACGTCGAGCTTGGCGCGCTCCCAGATGGCCTGGGTGACGGTCGTCTCGCCGAGGTCGGCGGCGAGCTTCTCGGCGTGCTGCCACACCTTCGGGAAGAGGCTCGCGCGACGCTCGGTCAGTTGCTGCACGGCCTCGCGTTCGGCCTTCTCGCGGTACGCCTGGCGCTCCGCCTCGCGCACCTCTTCCGCGACCTTCTCAGCGGCAATCCGCTCGGCTTCCTTCCGCTGCGCGCGGCGCTCTCGCCACGACGGCTTGCCGTTGCGCTTCCGGAGACGGCCGTGCTCGTGGAGGTCCCACATGCCGGGGCCGGCGACGGAGGCGAGGGCGGTACCGAACGCGGTCGCGGGGTCGAAGGCGTCCAGGCCGTGAACGATGTTGATCGTCGCAGCAGTGAGCGCACCGACCCAGGCGACGAGCCGGTAGTGCCACTGCGGGCGCCCGTCCGTGACCGCAGCCGCGGCACCCACGAGCGCGACCAGGGCGATCACCTCGATGAAGACCGGAGCGACGAGGAGGTACTTGGCGTCCGGGTCGTAGAACGCGGCCATCTGCACCGGCAGGGCGACCGCGGCGCACAGTCCATAGAAGCCGAGGGCCACGTTCCGCCACCGCTCGCTGGACTTCTCGACAGCCTCAGCCTTCTCGGCCTCGGTCTGCTGCTGCTCCTTGGCCTGACGGTCGGCGTCGGCGCGGGCGCGGTCGGCGTCCGCCTTCCGCTGCCGGCTCTCGGCGATCCGCGCCTCGGACGCGGCCTGCTCCTCGGCAGCCTTGCGCTCCTGCCGGTCGTTGGCGAGGCGCAGCTTCCGCGCCTCCTCCTCCGCCTTCACCCGGATCGCCTCAGCTTCGGCGTCGGCGCGCTTCAGCGCGGCTTCCTTCTCCGCCTCGGCGGCGAGGCGACGCTCCTCCGACTCCGCCCACGCCTGCGCGCGGATCGCTTCGGCCTGCGCCTGGGCGACGAGCTCACTGTCCTGCTGCGGCGCCGACTCGGTGCTCGCGGAGGTCTCGGGCTCGGGGGTGGCGGCTCCTATGGGCTGCCAGTCCCCCAACACGGGCGGCCTGGCCTGGCCGTTCAGCTTCGGCGGGCTGGCAGTCATGACGGGTGATCCCTTCGAGTGGATGGTCGGTGGGGTGGGGGTGGTGCTGCGCCAGTTCTCCTTGGCGCCCGGTACGGGCCGGGCGCCGCGGACAGCCGGTCAGCGGGTCTTGCGCCGGGTGCCGCCGTGCCAGAACGACACCTTCGCGGCGGCCTCGTTCGCGGCGGCGTTGAGGCGCTGGTACTCGGGCGTCTCGTCCCGGATACCGGCGCGGCGCTCCCGGTCGGAGTTCTCGTTCAGGCGACGGTCCGCGGCGCGCATCTCGGCGACCGCGACCTTCTCCTCGGCGGACTTCTTGAACAGGCCCATGACGGGCTCCCTTCGGGTTGGTGGTCGGGTGGTGCAGCGCCCCGGTTGCCTTTGCGGCTACGCCCGTGGTGGCCGGGCCGGGGCTGCCGCCGCACGGAGACGGGGGGTCATGGACCGTGCGACGGCGGAACGGGGGGTCAGGCGGGGCCGTCGTACTGGACGGCGGTAATACGGCCGGCCGGGTACTCCCGCGCTGTGACGGCGACGTCCGCGACCAGGGAGGCGAGACTGTTCGTCGAGTTGAAGCTGAGAAGCCGCCCGGCCTGGTCGTACAGCCGGTAGTGGATCTCCTCGGCGAGCGGCCTGCTCACCGGCCGGCGCTCCTCGAGGGGCCGGCCCTCCCACACGTCGACGCCCATCACGCGGCGGCCGGGTACTTGACCCAGTCGAGTTCGGCGAGCAGGTCGGGGCCGGCGGCGAGGCGGATCTGCGCCATCCGGGACCGGTCGCCGGACGCGACGGCGGCGGCGTAGCCGGCGAACAGGTCGCTGATGGACAGCACTCGGGCTTCGGCGTCCAACTCGGCGATCGTCGTGGTGGCGCGGACGTGCTGGCCGAGGTCGGTGACGCCCAGGTCGGCGGAGAACAGGTAAGGAGACATGGCAGGTGAGCCCTTCCGGGTCGAAGTGGTGGGGGTGAGGGGGGTGGGGTTGGTCAGGCGGCGGGTCGGGGCATGGCCCGGCAGGTCTCCGCGTGGGCCTGGGCCCACGCGCGGGCGTCGGCTTCGACCTCCTCGGCGGGGATGTCCTCATCCCACGTGCCGGCCCACACGCCCGTGCGGCTGCGCCAGTGCGGGAAGTCGCCAGTGGCCGGGCAGCCGGTGCACGTTGCCGAGGTCAGGCCGCGGGTGCCCAAGATCCCGTCGGGGAAGGTGTGGCGGATCTGCTTGAGGGCGAGGTCGATGGTGCCGCCGCCGACGGTGAGGTAGCGGGCGATGACGCCCTCGGGCCAGGCGGTCGGCTCGATGATCTCGGCGGAATAAGGCATGGCTGATCTCCTCGGATGGTCAAGCCGGGATAGATGGGGGTTGGGGCCGCGGGGTGGCGGGACGGAGGGGAGCCGAAACATCCGCCACCCCACGGCGATCAGGGGGTTAGCGCCGGCCGGTGGCCTTACGGGCGGCCTCAGCAGCAGCAGCGGCAGCCTTCGCAGCCGCGATCCGCTGCCGGGTCTGCTCCGCGAGCGCCTTCGCAGCCGCGCCCTGCTCGGCGGGGCTCACAGCGCGGAGCCGAACAGGTAGGGGTGCGGGCCCCTCGGGCGCTGCGGCAGCGGCTCCTTCGTCTTCTCGTGGTCGCTCACGACGCCTCCCGCACCAGGCGCAGGGGCCGGGCGGCCGGCTCGGGACGGATGGTGACGAACGCCGTCCCCAGCCGCTCCCGGGTCTCCGGGTCGATGACCGTGACCAGCAGACGGGGTGCTTCCCCACCGTCCCAGTCACTGATCTGGGCGACGATCCGGTCCGCCGTCTCCCGCGCCGCCGACAGACGGGCCAGGTCGGCGCTCACCGGACGACCTCGATCAGGTCGAGCCGACCCGCCTGCTCCAGTCGGCAGCGACACATGGCCATCTCGTCCTGCGCGGCGAGGCAACCGTCGAAGTCGGCGACCGCCGCGAGGTCCCGGCAGTGCGCTGCCGCGTACCGGTACGCGGTGGCCACCTCCAGCGGCGCCAGCAGATCCGTCCGGCCTGCCTTCGCCAGCACGGCGAACTCGGCCGTCATCGTCTCCTGCGCCAGGCGCAGCGCGTCGGCTTCCGCCGGCGACAGCTTCGACGCCGGGCGCGCCGACAGCTCGTCGAACCGGAGTGCCGCGGTCTCGTAGCGGGTCACCGCACGCACCACGGCCAGCGGGAGGAACGCACGCTCCAACCGGGCCAGCGCCTCGGCGGCGGCGGAGGGAAGCGGGGCGGTCGGGGCGGGGGCGGTCATCACGCGGCCTCCTCGGCGGCAGTCGGGGCGGTGAGGGAGCCGTTCAGGTACGCCTCGATGGCGGACTCCGGGATACGGACGCCACGCGGGCGGATCTTGCCCTTGCCGAAGCGGTGGCTCGGCAGGTCGCCACTGCGGACGAGGCGGTACACGGCGGTGAGCGAGAGGTTCAGGGCGCTCGCCACGTCGGCGGCCGGGAGCAGCTTCTCCGTGGTGGCCGGGGCGGTGTCGCGCATGGGATCTCCTTTCGGGCATAGCTCGGTCGGTAGGCCCCGGTCGCCGGAACCTGTCTAGGACCACTTAAACAGTCCAGGCAGCTCCGGTCAACGGATTGGTTCTAGACAGGTTGCGCAGACACAAGAAAGCCCCCGACCGTGAAGCCGGGGGCTAAGCGGTAACGGGCAGGTCAGGAGGGGAAGTTGTAGATCAGCCTGTAGCTGTCCGAGTCGAGCTTCATCTCATTGACCTCGACCGGGCGATCCTCCGAGTCGTAGGCCGTTCGGACGATAAGGATGATCGGTGTGCTCATCGTGATGCCCAGCGTCTTCGACTCAGCCGATAGCGGGAGCCGCACCTCGATCCCCTCGCTGAACCGAGCAGGCCCATGGCCGACCTCATCCAGCCGGGCATAGGCGCCACCTGGACCCGTGTTCTGCTCGGTGATCGCCGTACCTTCGGCGAGGTCAGCCGGATACCAGGCCACCGAGTGCATGGTGATGCGCCCTTCGGCCCGGTAGAGCTTGTCCCGACACCAGACCTTCTGCCCCTGAACACCAAGAGTCCGGGCCACATGCTCGGGCGGGTCCGCCTCGAACACCTTCACGTCTTCACTGCGGGGACGGCCCTGGAGATCCTTGTCCCAGATGGCACGGCCGGCGCCCCACTGTTCCCGAGACAGGCGCTCGACGGCGTCCTGCTGGATACGCTGGAAGCTGCGCAGATACACACCCGATCCGCCGCGCGATTCGATCAGGTCGTCGACGCGTAGCAGCTGGAGCGCATCCCTGATCGTGTTCCGGGCCGCGTCGAACTCCTCAGTGAGCACTCGCTCGCTCGGGAGCTTGCCCGTCTCCGAGAACTCGCCGGCCTTGATCCGCGCACGCAGCTCATCCGCGATCACTACGTAGCGCGGAGTCTTGCCCTGCGCTGGATCCTTCACCATGCCCTCCTCAAGTGGTCGAGTGCATCAAAGGTACCTGTCTACCTGCGAGAACCAAGCTGCTCTATAGCGGCTGACAACTCCGCCAACTCAGACATGTTGACACTGGTCCTATACCGGTGCACGATTCTGTCTGCTACCACTCCATAGCGGAAGGTGCACATGACCAACCCCTACCCGCTCGGCAAGAGCGCGCTTTACCGCCTGTACGACTCAGCGGGCATCTTGCTCTACGTCGGCATCAGCCATTACCCGGACGTGCGCCTCAAGGAGCACGCGGGAGACAAGCTCTGGTGGCATCACGTTGCACGCCACGAGATCAGTTGGCTCGACAGCCGCGAGGAAGCTCTGGCGGCCGAAGCCAAAGCCATGCTGGAAGAGCGTCCTCTGTACAACGGCTACCACCACCTCGGGAGGGGATGGCCGCAGAAGGCGCGCGAGTACGACGCCACGGCCGAGAGAACAGCCGTCCGAGAGGGAATGCGCGCAGCACTGGAGCGAGGCGACTACAAGCGTGGAACTCGCCTGCAGGGCGCACCGGTTGGGCGGCAGTTCGGCGTGTCGGCGCTGATAGCTCACCTCGCCCTGCATGAGCTCGTCGACGAAGGCTTGCTCACCTGGAGAAACCGACACTTCCGGGTGCCGAACTAGCCCTGAAAACGCGAACGGCCGGGCGCTACCAACGCCCGGCCTGTTCATCACAGCGGATGCCAGTCCGCTGATCAGTGAGTCCCAACCGTCAAGAAAGGACTGCTCATGCAGCAGAGTACATGCACCACGCCCGCGCGTCCCGCCGTCGAGGTGCCGCACCCCGCCGCCCCTCGTCTGGTGCCGGCGTCGATTGGCCGTCCGGGCAACGTTCAGACCGTGTGGATCCAGTGCCCCACCGACTGGTGCCACGTCGACCACGCGGAGGTGCGGGAGGTCGCCGTCGAGGACATCACGCACTACGGCCCGGGTGGCGGCATTCAGGTCCCGGACATGAGCGACGACTCGACGGCCGTCCTCGAGTGGTACGTGAACCTCACCGCGGACCCGGCGTCGCAGGACCCGCGGATGCGGGCCGCGCACCTGGTCGTGGCCGACGGCACCAGCGCGAATGACGCGCACCTGACGGAGGCGCAGGGCGAGGAGTTGGCCGTCGAGCTGGAGCGGATGGCCGCGGACATCCGGCAGGCGCTGCGCACGTGCCGTCTGACGAACGAGGCTGCCGCGTAGCTCGGGCACTGCACGCAGACCACAGGAACGGCCGGACGGGTTTCCGTCCGGCCGTTCTTCAGATCAGCGGGCGTGCGGCCCGCGGAACACCAGGGGTTTCCATGATTGCTTCACCCTGCGCCGACTCCATAGGACGGGGCGAGTGCTGAAGATCCGCCGCTCAAGACCAGCGGACAACTTCACCATCCTGCCGAACGCGCTGCTGCGAGACGACCGGCTCACGTACTTGGCGCGCGGCGTGCTGGCCGAGCTACTGAGCCGGCCGTCGGGCTGGGAGACGAACGCCGACGCCCTGTCGGACCGTGCACGGCGGCACCGCGGCGATGTGGTCGGCGAGGGGCGGCGTGGACTGCGCGCAGCCTTCGCCGAATTGGAGGCGGCGGGATACATGATCCGCCGGAAGGAGAAGGGTCCTCGAGGACGCTTCATCACCGTGCTTGAGGTGTACGACGTACCGCAGGACCGGGGTACCGCTGGCGGCACGTCGGTCGGCGGCACGTCGGTCGGCGCGACGTCGGCGGGCGGTACCTCTTCAGTAAGTAGTGACGGAAGAAGTACGGATGAAGAAGATGCCGGCGACCAACATTCCTCCGCGCTCGCTGCCGCTCGCGCGGGCGAGGACGCGCGCGAGAAGCGGATGCGGTTGGAACTCGACGGCCTGTACGCGTCGGCGAACCAGCTCGACGACGACCAGCTGCGCCGGCTGCTGCTGCAGTTTGAGCGGAAGCGGCCCCAGGTGTACCGGGACAAGCGGCAGCGGGCTCTGGCGCAGCTCGGTCGGGAGGAGCCGGAAGCGCTGCACTCGGTGCGGGCCGTGGACCTCTTGTCGTACAAGTACGCGCTGCTGCACTACTGGGCCGACGACAAGCCGCTCCCTGCGTGGCTGACGCGGTTCCCTCGGTAGGCGCCCAGCCGGTGCCCGCGCCGCTCGAGGTGGCGCGGGCCTGACGGGCTGTCGGTTTCCCTGCGAGCTGTCGGTGCCACGTGCCATAGTGGTGGCCCGCCGGGAGACCGGCGCTGCTCCCCGCCGCTGCGGGGGTGTTCCAGTCGATGGACACGGAGGTTGCTGGGAAGCGGCCTCTTCCCCGCCGATGTGGGGGTGGCCCTACGTAGGGCGTGAGTTGGTTCTGCTCCCCGCGTCAGCGGGGGTGGCCCCAGGCTTAGGGGTGTTGGTAGCTGCTCCCCGCACTCGCGGGGTTGAGCCTCCCGGTCGATGACCGGGAGGCTCCTTGCGTTTTCAGTATTGACAACCCCTCACCCCCTCCTCTAGGTTTTCAGTATCGAAAACCCCACGGGGAGGGAAACCATGATGAACACCACTGCCGCCGCCACTCAGGCCAACGTCACCATCCGCACCATCCGCGCCTGGTGCCGCCGCGGCGTCATCGCCGCCACCAAGGTCGCCGGCCAGTGGGTCATCGACACCGCCTCCCTCACCCACCGCATCGCCATCGGCCAGAGGAAGGCCCGCATGACCGAGACCACCTACCGCCTCGAGCAGGGCACCACCGTCAAGTACGGCGAGGAGCGCACCACCTGGACCATCGTCCGCACCGACGGCACCCCCGCCGGCTACGGCCCCGGCAAGGACTCCCGCATCTACGACGCCACCTTCTACAGCCGCGCCCACGCCGAGTTCTACGCCCGGTTCTACGAGAACACCCCCGCCGGGTTCCGTATCGAGAAGACCATCCCCCGCGCCGGCCGCATGGACCGCTCCACCTACTGGCGCGTCACCGGCTCCACCGAAGGCGACCCGCGCAACCTCGACCAGAAGATCAACGCGGACGCCGACCCCACCGCCACCGCCAAGGCCGACATCCTCATCCAGTGGGCCACCCAGCACGCTGCGGGCGCCGCGGAGCGCATCCAGAAGAAGGCCGAACAGGACGCCATCGAAGCCGCCGAGGCTGCCGTCCGTGAGGCCCGCGAAGCCCAGCTCGAGGAGGCCCGCCGCACCAAGGGCCCCCTGGCCACCCCGAAGCAGGTCGAGTTCATCCTCACCCTCCTCGCCCGCCGCGAGTGCTCCGGTGAGGGCGGCGGTTTCTTCTACGGCCCCACCGACCGCGCCGGCATCGAGGAGATGTCCAAGGCCGACGCCTCCACCTACATCACCTCCCTGAAGGGCGACTACTGACAGCCCGACCACCCTCTGACCGCCACCCGCGAACCCAGAAAGGCACCCGCCATGACCGCCTCCTTCCGCGTCAACCAGGACTCCAGCAAGGAAGACCTGCTCACCAAGATCGAAGGACAGAAGCGTCAGATCGCCAAGCAGGACGCCAAGATCGAAAGGCAGCGCGCCCAGATCGCCGCACTGAACGACCGCGTGGCCGACCGGAACCGCACGATCACCGCCCAGGACCAGGTGATCAGGGAGCAGAGCGACGAGATCCAGAAGCTGCGCGAGCAGCTCGCCCGACTCCAGAAGCCCGCCGACAACGACCGCTGACGAACCCCACACCACCCCACTACCTGACCCGGAGTAGCCATGAACCGCATCACGATCTACAGCACCGAAATGAACTACGACGGCGACTACGACCGCCTCGGCTGGTTCGACCTGGACGCCGCCGAACACATCCTCGAAGAGTCCTCCCGCTGGGACGGACAGGTCATGCGGGGCGTCATCTCCGGCATGCAGGTCAACCGGGCGCAGCTGTACCGCACCAGCGGCGGGCGCTGGGTCGAGAACCAGGACTCCCGCCCCGAGTTCAACGGCCCCAACGTGTGGCGCTTCCTCACCGACGACGAGGCCCGCGAATGGATGGTCAAGAGCGGCGGGACGGAGGCGGAGGCGGAACTGGAGAAGTGGTTCCCCGACACCCCGGACGAGTCTGGCCCGGACTCCAAGGGCGGCAGGCCGGCGGTTGGTCCCACGATCAATGTGGCGTACCCGCGCGACCTCCTCGACAAGATCGAGTCCGCAGCGAAGACGGAGGGGCTGTCCCGGGCCGCATGGCTGCGGAAGGTCGCTGAAAAGGCTGTCGCCTAAAACCATGACGATGCCCCCGCCACCTCGAGTCGAGGTGGCGGGGGCATCGTCATGCCGGCCGGCTGGGCAGATGCTCGGCGAGGTGTTGGCTGTACATGCCGAGGGCGCCGCCGATCTGCCGCCCCCACCCGTCGGGGTCGTCGGGCCGTCCGGCTGCATCCCAGTCCTCACCGAGGTCTTGCAGGACGGCCCAGTAGGCGCGGCAGGATTCGCATCGACTGGTCGACTCCTGCCGCTGCCACGTCACAGCCACTCCCCTGTCACGGTGATGTCGACGATGCGGTGGTACTGGTCGGCGGTCACCTGGCCGCGCAGGTCCCACCAGTCGGGGTCGCAAGGATCGGCGAGGAGTTCGGCACCCAGGTCGGCGAGCTCGTCGAAGGTGAGGGCCTGCCGGTCGGGCGTCACGGCCGCTCCTTAGGCTGGACCTGTCGGATCTCGTCTTCGGTAAGGCCGAGTTGCCGGTCGTAGCGGTCACAGGCCCGGTTCAGCCACCGGCCGGGGATGAGATGGATGTGCAGCCACGGGTAGCGGACGCGGTACGCCTTGCGCCCAAGAGAGGCGGGGTCGTACAGCCAGTGCAGAAGTTCATGCCACCCGGTGTGCAGGTGGTGGTGCATGCGGGTGCGGGTCTCGGTCACGGCGTCTCCTTCGGCTGGTCGGTGCGGGCGGCGTCGCGGATGGCGGCGGCCAGGTCGTCGGCGTTGTCCTGGACGGGATGCCCGGCCGCGATCCGGGCCGCCAGAGCCTCCACTCGGGCGAGGGCGGCCTCGCGGGCCCGGACTTGGGCTTCCGCCCGCCGGAGGTCCCCGATGGTGACTTGGTGTGCGGTGACCAGCTGGTCGGCGTGGCGCCGGTTGACGGTCATGAGCTGTCGGACGGTGCGCCGCAGCCGCTCCAGCTCGGCCGTCTCGCTCACCTCGGGGTCGTTGACGCCGGTCCGCGCGCACGGGTTCTGTCCGCACCGGCAGTCGGCGCAGGCCCGGCAAAGCGGCAAGCCTAGGTGGTTGTGGTAGTAGACGATGGGGGTGCCGCCGCACACACAGCAGCATTCGAACTCGGTGGCTTCGGTCGCTGCCTGCTCTTCCTGCCCGACGCGGGTGCGGGCTTCGGCGATGATCCGCTCGGTGTTCCAGCCTTTGCCTGCGGGCCACCGGCTGGCGGTGTCGAGGAGTTCCAGCAGGTCGCCAATGTGACGGTGGATCCGGTCGACCTGCGCTTCGGCGACGGCATGCCCGTGCCCGCAGGGCTTCATGGTGATGCGGGACTCGAACTGGTCACGGCGCTGGTACGTGTGCACGCCGTCCACGTTCTCCCCGCAGGTCGGGCACGGCGGGTACGGGAGCAGGATGATGTTGCTGCCGCGGGCGTACTGCCGGTCGCGGTACTCGAGGACGACCGCCCACGCGAGCAAGTCGACATCGGGCAGGGGGCGGGGGTCGGTCACCGCTTCTCCTTCGGTTCGTTCCAGGTGATGACGCCGGCTTCACGCCCGTCGATGATGAGGAGCCCGGCGTGCGGGCTGCTGCCGTCGGCCCGGTCGTGGCCGGTGAGCTCGGTGCACAGGGTGTCGGGGTGCTGCCAGTGGCGCGCCCCGCACAGGGGTCCGGTCATGCGGCTGCCTCTCGTTGCTGGCGGAGGTTGTTCCGGTAGGCGCGCTCCCCCGTCTTGCAGGCGTCGCAGGGGTCTTCGCCGCGGTACAGGTGGGCGGCGTAGCCGGCGTGGTCGCCGTGGCGCTCCCGGCGGAAGATCCCGGCCTGGTAGGCCCGGTCCACGGCGTTGGTGATGTTGACGGCTTCGAGGCGGTGGCAGATGACCCGCTCGTGGTAGTCGACGGTGCTGACCGCGATGGTCAGCTTCGCTGCGATCTGCGGGCCGCTGTAGCCGTCGGCGCGCAGGCGAAGAATCGCAAGCTGCCGGTCAGAGAGCGTGGTCACGGCTTGCCTCCGGTGCGCTGCGCCGCGGGCAACGGCTTCGGCCTCGGCTTCGGCCATCTGCTTGAGGGCGCGCTCGATGACAGCCGACCGGACCTGGCCCGCGAACACGGTCGCGAGGATCTCGACCGACGTGTCGGTGAGGAGTTCACGGGCGGACGGGCGCTTCTGCGGGCTCACGACTGCACCTCCGGGTCGATCAGGTCGGCGGCCCGCTCTCGGCCTTGCGCCCAGGTGCGCCCCCAGTTCGCGCCGTTCGTGGCTGTCACCCGAGTGAGAGACGCGCGGGTGTCCTCGCGGATCTGCTCGGCGAGCTGGTGGGCGTGGTCCCGCAGGACGGTGCGCGCCGCGTGCTCGGCCTGTTCGGGCGTGTGGGTGGTCGACAGGAGTCCGATGAGGATGGCTTCGATGTTCACGCGGTCTGGTCCTTTCGGTCGGCGGGGCGGACGGGCACGACGATCTCGATGGCCTCCCGCAGGTCGGCGAGGAGCTGCTCGCGCTCGAGCGGGTCCATGCCCGACCGGACGGTCAGGTGCAGGCGGGCGTCGAGGCTGCCGTTGATCCAGCCGATGTCGATCGGGTCGCCATGCGGTATCAGGGCGGCGGTGGGCGGGTTGGTGATCATCGGATGCTCCAGCGGATAGTCGGTGGGGTGCGGGGCCGCCCCTGAGGTTGAGCGGGAGCGGCCCCCGGCAGGGTCAGGTGCGGGTGACGGAATCCGTGTGCGCCTCTCTAAGGCCCGTGGGAGTCCTCGAACGTCGCGAGGCACCGCCAAACGGGCTTAAGGGCGCCAGAGGGGCGCTCACGGGCTTCCTTGGGGCCGAGTTGGCGGTGTGCGGATCTGCCGCCACTACTCGACCGCCGGATCTGTCACGGTTTGCGGGACTTCGACACCCATACGGAACGCGGCCAACTCGACAGCCTCCGCGATCGACAACTCGCCGTCGCTATCGGCCCACATCTGAGCCGCCCGACGGGAGAGCTCATCCGCGACCGCCTGCGCCTCCGGAGTGAGCCGCGGGCGGCCCTTCCGGCATCGCGCCCCGGGAGCGAAGTCGTGGCCACTCACGGCGTGGCCCCGTCCTGCCGCGCCTCGACGGCGGGCCACTCGCCGCGCTCCTTCTGTGCCACCCGGGTCGCCCGCAAACTGATCAGCCACTCGGCCCGCAGGTGCCAGCGGCGCTGCTGCGAGCGGGCTCGCCGAAGCTGAACGTCGATCGCTTCGACGCTGGCGTGCTCGCTGAACTCCGGGCGGAACCGGTCGATGCGTGCGGGGTCCTCGTCGACTGGGGGTTGGCCGGTCTGTGTCTCGTCGACCAGGCGGCGCAGGCGCTCCAGCGCGGTCCGGTCGTCGTCGGTGAACTCCAGGCTGCGGGCGTGGATCTCTTCCTGCGCCATCTCAAGCGCGAAGCTGAGCATGGCCCTCTCGCGGTCGGTCAGCGCGACGGCCGGGGTGGGCTCGGGCAGCACCGCGAGCACCGCATCGGCGTAGGCGAGGTACACCTCCTGCCAGAACGGGTGCATCTTCGGCACCTCGGTCCCCCACTTCCCGCCGTCCACGCCAGCGATGGCGTCGGCGATGCGGTCGCGGTGGGCGGTCTGGTCGGCGGGCGGCACCGGCACGGCAGCCAGCTCGGGCAGGGCGGCCGTGATCCGGTCCCGCAGCTCGCACCCGGCGCAGCCGAGGTTGGCGGCGAGGTGGTCGTGTCGGGCGACGGAGCCGTGCAGGGCGGACAGGTACGACTCGGCGTCGCGCAGCAGGGCGAGGACGGTCGGGTTGGTCATGGTGGTCCTTTCGGGGGCTGCCCAGGGCAGGACAGCCGGGGAGGGGGTCAGGCGGACGGGGCGGCGTTGATCAGGCGGGCGACAGCGACAGCCGCGGACAGGTCGCACGTGTCCGGGCTGCACCACGACGCGCACACCTCGTGACCGGACTCGCGGGCCTGGGAGAGAACGCCCTCGAGCAGGAGGGCGAGCGGCATGTCGAGGTCGACGCGGGTGATGAGCGTGCCGCTGCGGAGGCGTCGGACGGCGGCGGTGAGTTCGTCAGCGGGTGTGGTCACGGGCTGCTCCTGGGCGGTCTGGCGGGGCCTGGTGGCGGGTTGTTCACCCGACACCGGTCCCTCGTAGCGGGCGGGGTCCGGGAGCCCCGGGGGCGCGGTAGCAGCACGCCCCCGAGGAGTCGGCATCACGGGGTGGGCTGCTCGTACTCGAAGCTGATGACGATCTCCTCGTCGCGGACGTGGAACCGGAGCGCGTCGTCGTGGAGCGGCTGCTCGTCGGGGATGCCGTGGTGGTCCCGGTAGGCGCGTTCGGCGACCGCCCACGCCTTACCGATCTCGGCAGCGGCGGCACCCCAGGGGTCGGCGGCGGGGACGATCCAGCGGCGGATCGTGCGGGTCACCGTTTCGAAGGAGAACTCAGCCACGGTCGGCCTCCTCGGCGACCGGCGTGAGTCGGGCGGGGCAGAACTGGGCGCCCTTCCCGCCGGCGAGGTCGATCCACATGAACGCGCCGCGCTTCAACTCCCGGTCGGTGTTGAAGAAGCAGTCCGCGTACTCCGGGTGGCCCTTCCCCTCGAGGACGGGCCGCAGGTACGGGATCGCGTGCTGGGCGACGGCACGGTCGGCGGCGTTGCGGTCGGCGAAGTCGACGGTCACCGGCGGCACGGGCCAGGCCGGGCCGAACTCGATGCGGTAGGTGGTGGGCTGGGTCATGGGTTCCTCCGGGTGGTCTGGGTAGGGTCGGGCCAGACCCGGGGCGGTAACGACGCCCCGGGTCGCGGCATTCACGGGGTGGGAGCGGGCTGTTCGGTGACCGTGCCGTAGGCCAGCGGCACGGACATGCCGGGACCGGGCTGCGGGTTGGCGCCGTGGTCGTGGCGGTCGAGCCAGCCCTGGACGTAGCCGCGGCAGGCCGGGCACATCTGGTCGGCGTCCGGCTTCCAGGTCTGCAGCGTCCAGCGCATGCCGAGCCCGCACGCGGTGGCAGCACCGAGCCAGACGTGGGCCTTGCGGTAGCGGTCCAGCGCAGCCCAACGGAACGTCGGGATGCGGGGGTCGAGGTCAGTCATCAGAGGCTCCAGAGGGTTGGTTGGTGGTCGACGAGGGGCAGTTCGGTCTGCCCGGGGTGGATTTCGACCGCCGGTTCGGCGGCCCGGATGGCGGGCGGGCGACGGGTGACGGCGGACAGACGGCGGGCACACACCGGGCCGTAGCCCGACGGCGACGGGCGGCGCAACGGCCGGCCACACGCCTGGCAGCGGGACATCAGGCGGCGGCCTCGAGGCCCGTGGCTTCCTCGTGCCGGGACAGTTCCTCGCCGGTGATGGCCTCCACCAGCGCGCACACCAGCACCTCGGCGGCGTTCGGCGTGACAGCGTTCCCGTACTGGCGGACCTTCTGCCGCTTGTTCCCGAGGACCACGTACTCGTCGGCGAAGGACATCGCGCGGCCGATCTCGTGCGGCTCGAGCATCCGGAACATCACGTCGTCGATGTTGATGTCGCCGCGCACCAGGGCGTACCGGTCGCGGGTCGTCAGCGCGCCGATCGGCTCATTCACCGACCGCGGGGCGCCGTTGCCGTAGTACGGGATGAGCATGTGCTCGCCGAACCCGTTCGGCGTGACGAGCCCGTGGTGATTCCCGGACGCGGTCACGGTGGCGAGGGACTCCGACACCGGCCGGGCGACGGAACCCCCGCCGCGCAGCTCGGCGATGAACGGCAACCACGCCAGCCCCGTCTCGTTGCGGGTCGTCATGGTCCGCAGTGGCCCCGTCGCGGGAGCGGCCTCCTTCCCGTCCCGGCCCTCCACCGGCACCATCAGCGGAGGTATGACAAGCGCGTCGTTCTCCCGAGTAGTCCGCGCGGGCATGGGGTCCAGGACACCGGACGGGGCGTTGCGCCAGGTTCCGCCGGCCGGGACCATGAACGGCTCGTAGGCCATGGCCTTGGTCATCGTGGTGGTCTGCGTGGTGAGAGGCGCGTCGACCGGCCAGGTGCGCACGCCAGGTCGTCGCTCGAAGGTGTTCCCCGCGGCTTCGAGGGTGATCGGCCGGGCGAACTTCTTCAAGCCTGCCTCGATGCGCTTCAGGGTCTTCTCCGCGAGCGGCTTGGCCCTGTCACCGATCCGCTGACCGGGGATAGACCAATCGATCGCCGCGGCGGCCGGCAGCGCCTCCGGCTCGACGACCTGGTTGCGGCAGGAGGTGTTCGGGCAGCGGTACACGTACTGGGCGCGGTAACGCCCCATGTCCCGCTTCGGGTCCTTGAACACCTGCATCGCCTGGACGAAGCTGTCGCACCCCGTGCACCAGGCGCGCGGGCGCAGCCACTTGTCCCAGTCCGGGGTGCGGCCGAGGCTCTCGTGCCAGTAGCCGACGTACAGCCGGTCCCTCGACTGCGGCGCCGCGTGCACCGACCGCGGGTTCGCGTGCATCGAGTTCAGCGCGATGATCCGGGTCCGGTAGCCGAGCTTGTGGATCTCGCCGATCCAGCGGTCCCACTGGTCCCAGGCGCGGACGTCGACGACGTTCTCGACGATCCCGGCCTTCACCAGCCCGCCGCGCTCCTGCACCCCGCGCAGGTACAGCGGGACTTCCTCCATCAGCGCCCGGGACTCCTCCTCGGCGGACGGCTCCTCCTCCTCATCCACACTCGCGAGGAGATCGAGGAGACTGCCCTGCATGGCGCCGACGAAGTCGCGGCGCTTCCCCTTGGCCACGCTCCAGTTGGTGCACTCCGGGGACGCCCAGAAGATGTCGGTCACCGGCCAGTCCCACACCGGCGCCTTACGGATGTCGCCCTGGTAGTGGCTGGTCGTGGGGAAGTTCGCGGCGTGCGATTCGATCGCGAGGCGCCAGTGGTTCGCCGCCCTCTCCACCCGGACACCGGGCACGGCGTGGATTCCCTGGCTGGAGCCGCCGGCCCCGCAGAACCAGTCCATGAGGGTGAGCTCGTCGTCGTTGCGGTACATCAGGCAGCGTCCTCTCGGTGGGTGGTGCGGCTGTTGGGGTTGCCGCCGCACTTGGCGCAGGTGCACACACCCGGCGGCGGAGTCAGGCCAGAGGCGGTCACGCGGCTTCTCCTCGGAGGGCGGCGAGGAGCCGTTCCCGGTTGGCTTGCTGCTGCGCGGGGCTGACGGGCATCCAGCCGTCTGCGGGCCGGTAGTCCTTCACACGGCCAGTGGGGACCGCCTCGAGGTACAGCCGGCCCAAACGGTCGGCAGGCGGGAGACGGAGAGCCTTCCGGGCTCGGGCGACGGTGGACGGATCACAGTCCAGCCGGTTGGCGATCGAGATGTTGGTGTGGCCCTCACGGAGAAGGGCAGCGATGTCGGCGCGGACCTTCATGCGGCGGTCTCCTCGGCTTCGGTGTAGCGGCGGGCGTGAACGGTGGCGGGCGGCAGCGGCAGCCCGCCGGTGTGGCAGCGCACTCCGGGCACGACCTGACAGTCGGGGCAGCAGGCGACGGTCTGCGCCCACACCGCGAGCCGCTGCTGGTGCGGCTTCGGCAACGTCTTGTCGCGGCTCAGAACGTGACAGCGCTGATCCGGGCCGGCATGACAGTGCGGGCAGGTGATGCCGTTGACGTCCCGACGCCGGCCGGACGGCCACTCCTTGACGACCGCAGTACCGAGACGGGCCTTGCCCTCGGAGATCTGCTGACGCAGCAGGCTCTTGAGCGAACCGTCCCGGCGGGCAGCCGCGATCTGCGCGGCTTCGATGTCGGTCACGACGCCTCCTCGACGATCTCGGCGTCATGGATCTCCTGCTCGGCCTGCATGCGGGCGAGAGCGCGAGCGGAGGCTTCACGGATCCGCGCTTCCTCCGCGGCCCGCTCCTCCGGCGACTGCTGCACCTCACCGGAAGCGGCCCGGATGCGGGCCGTGTGCGGCTTCGCGAGCGGCTTACCGAGCGGGTACTTCCGGGTCCCCTTGCTGCCCTTGCACGGAAAGCCGATCGCCGCCGCGCACATCGGGCACTCGATACCGAGCGGGCCGGAACGCTGCACCGTCTCGATCAGCTCGGCGGCGGGCTCGTCCTCGTCGCCGGGGACGGCGCGGTTGCCCTCCCAGCCGCGGGCCTCGAGTTCAGCCACGAACTCCTTCGACGGGCCGCCCTCGAGCGCCAGCCGGCCAGTCGGGGCCGCTATCCGCCCCGAAGCAATCGCCTGCACCTGGCCGCGATAGCGGGCCAGATACTCGGCCGTCGTCTCATCCGGCAGCGGCTCGTACTGGAAGTTCTCCAACCGCTTGTTGCGGATCTTCGTGCGGAGGGTGCGGACGTGATGCGGCAGGATCCACAGCTTCGCGTCAGGGTCCTTCGGGGCGGTCGTGTAGTAGGCGGCAACAGCGTTCTTCGCGTCGTCGTCCAGGGGCACGTCCTGGAGGGCGGCGGCCCACGCCATCGCGGCGGCCTGGGACGGCTTGCGGTTGTCGAACGCTGCGCAGTGGCCCAACAGCTGGGCTGCTTCACGCGGGTTCATGCGGTGTCCTCGGTGTCGAAGGAGTCGAAGGAGTCGGCAACAGCGCCCCAGCCGGCGACCGTGGTGTCGGTACCGGTGAGCTGCTGGCCGGGGAGGGCGATGACGTTGCTGGCGTTCTGCGCCTGGCGGATCTCGGAGAAGGCGAACTGGAGGGTCCCGGCGCTGACGGGCTTCGAGAGGGAGCCGAGGCGCTCGAGGGCCTTCCACAGCTCGCCGGAGTCGGTGCCGTTGGCGAGGGTGTCGGCGATGACCTTGCGGACCTGACGCTGGCTGTAGGCGTTCCCGGCGCGGTACCGCTCGAGGAAGGCGTCGGTCATCCGGTCTTCGATTGCCCTCTCGCCCGTCTGCGCGACGGTGGGGCTGCCGGACGACTGCCGGGGGGTAGGGGGGGTTCCCTTCCCTTCCCTGTTCCCTTCCCTTCCCTTCCCTTCCATCAGTGAATGGTTCAGTGAAGAAAACTCACTGTCGGTATCCATGGAAGGCTGAGAAGTGGACGGAGCGTAAGAATCATTCACTGAGTCGTTCACTGAACGGTTCACTGAATCGTTCAGTGAGTCTTCAAGCCCGATCAGTCCTGCGGGCGGAAAGAACTCTTCTCCCTCCGGGGCGCCCCGTCGGCTCCGCTCGCACACCTGGTGCGCGGCGCGGACGTTCGACGGGTGGTCGGTGCCGCCGGCGACGACCGGGCGGATGTGGTCGACCACCAGGTTGTGGTCGTCGTTGGCGACGATCCGCCGAGGGATCTCGCCGCCGCACAGCTGGCACGTCCAGCCGTCCCGGCGGGCGTACATCTCCCGGACCTGCCAGGCGCCCACCGACGGAGGTGGCAGCTTGCCCTTCTGGGGCCGGTTGATCCGCTGGTGCTTGCGGAAGTTGACGACTACGGCCATCTGCTGGCGGGCCACTCCACCGACGTAGGGGAAGACGAGGCCGGTGTCGGTGAGGCACCGCATGAGCTGGTCGACGTCCTTGAGCGTGAGGTCGTCGTCGTACATGAAGGCCTGCGCCTTGATGTACGCCGGCGTCCAGCGCAGGATGCCCTCGTCGTCCGCCATGTTGAACGTCGCGATGAAGAGCAGGCGGGCGTCGCGCGGCATGACGCCGAGGAGCTCGTCCTCCCAGAACTCCGGCTTCACAGTGCGGATGCGGGGCATTGGCTGTCTTCTTTCAAGCGATGTGGGTCGGGAAATTCGGCGCGGGCACAGGGCGGAGGCCGCCGCGCGGCGGCCTCCGCGGTCACGGCAGCGGGTACTCGTCAGGCAGCTGCATGCCGGGATGCCCGGAGTCGGTACGCCCGAGGAGGTTCGGCTTCAGGTGCACTCGGCAGCCGGCTTCGCGGGCCTGGGCGACGATGCGGGCGACCCATTCGAAGTTCGGGGCGAACGCGGGAACCGTGCCGCCGGGCTGCCGGGTTTCGGTCTGAGCGCCGATGACGACCCAGTCGAACATCGACAGGTCCGTGAACTCGAGCGGCTCCTTCAGAGGCTCAAGGGACAGCCACTTGACCGCGGCCCCGTCGATCTGCTGGAAGGCTCGTTCGGCGATGCGGACGCGCTTCTGTTCGTCAACACTGGTGCCGACCCAAGCCCCGGGCGGCATCTCCAGTCCGACGTATCGGTCGGGGAACTTGGTGAGGGTGATGTACTGCCAGGCCGGGTTGGCACACATGGAGGCGTGGACCTGATCGATCCACTCCTGCGGGACCCAGCGGCCGTACAGGTCGGCCATAGAGCAGACGAACACTCGCTGGTAGGCCGGGTCGTCGCGGTGCGCGGCCGGGATGACGGTGTTAGCCGGCGCGTCAAGCCGCTCGTGATGGAACAGCGGGGTGAAGCCGGCCGGGAAGCCGGGGCGGAAGCGCTCGTTGGTGGCGATCTCGCGGGCGTAGCAGTAGGTGCAGCCATGCAGGCATCCGGTGACGGGGTTCCAGGACCAGGCAGCCCACGAAATCCCGTCGCCTTTGGACTCGTTGAACGTGGCCTTTCCGGACGGCTTCGGATAGGCGACCTCGGCACCGTCGTGAGTGCGGAGCGTCAACATGACGGGGCCCGGCTTCGACGGAACGCGCTCCGGCTTGGGCATGGCGGCGATGCGGGCGCGACGCTGTTTGTCTGCGGCGTCGAGTGCGATCTCTCCTGTCCGCACCTTGGCGGCCAGGTCAGGGGCGTCGCGCGCCACAGCCTTCGCTTGCTGGACCGCACGGCCGGAGGCTCCGACGACCTTCGCGGCGCGCTCGTCGGATCGCTGTTGACGCCTGGCCTGCGGCTCTACCCATTCCTCCGCAGTGCGCAGATCTGCGCGAGTCGCACTACTCTGCGTGACATGTTGATTGCTGGGGTTAGTCAGCTTGCGGGCGGCCTCGGCTTTCTTGGCAGCCTCGGCGTAGTAGCGCTCGTACTCCAGCGCCATCAGCGCTCGTTGCCCGGGGTTGAGCTGCCGCCGGGCCATGTTCTTCGACACGATCAGGTCGAGGATCATCGACTCGGTGTAGCGGGCGGGCAGTGTCTCGAAGACCTGGTCTACGCCCGCTTCGTCGCAGGCCCGCCACCGGTTGCGGCCGTCGATGAGGACGGTCCGGTCGTGGTTGAGGATGATCGGCTCGCGCAAGCCGTTGCGCTTGACGTCGCGAACCAGTTCCTCGAACTCCTCGCCGTCGATGAGCGGGAAGGCGTCGGCGAACGGGTGCACCTCGTAGGGGCCGAGTGTCGCCATGTCAGTTCTCCTTGCCGTGGATTTCGCAGTGGCAGTGGTGGCACACCGCCGTGAGGTTCTCTGGGATGTCGAAGGCGCCCCAGGGCGGATAGCGCCAGTGGTGCGGCTCGGTCGGAGGCCGCAGTCCGCAGCGTTCGCATCGACCGCCGGCCCGCTCGAACACCGCGGCGCGCACCTCGAGGAATCGCGGATGGCGCAGGTATTCGCGGTACGTCCGGTACGGGACGTCACCGGGAGCGGGCGGCTGGTAGTGGCGGGCCATTAGGCGACGTCCCCGATGCCGAAGAGCCCGTCGTCCAGATCGACGTCCGATCGGTCTGCCGCTTCTTCCGCCGGCAGCATCGCCAACCGCGCCGCACGCCGCGCGGCGATCCACTCCGCCTCCCGGCCGACGAGCTTTCGTCGCTCCGGCTTCTGCAGGAACAGGCGCAGCTTCTCTTCCTGGAACGCGTCCGCGTCATCCAGGAACCAGCTCACGGCAGCGCCCTTGCCGATCTTCCGGAAGGCGGTCCCGACAACCTTCTCGGTGGTGGAACGCCACTTCCGGGCCGTCCCGATCAGGTACGCCCACTGCGCCTCATCGCGGGCGATCGATGCCAGAAGGAGGTCGCGGTGTGCTGGCAGCGCCGCCTGCTGCGATTCCACGGTGTCGAACCAGTCGATCCGCTCATTGATGGGCAGTCGCTTGATGCCCGCTACGTTGCAGCCCATCGTCGAGACCGTTCGGAACAGCCAGGTCGCCTGGGCTATCTCGGCGGCGAACGTAGGGCGCATGGCCCACTCGGTGATGGCGTTCGGGTCGTTGACGACGAACACGGCGTGGTTGCGGGTGATGTGGTTGATCGACGCGGCGTGTCCGCTGCTGTTGTGGGTGCGCAGCGTGACGTGCGAGCTGATCTCCCAACTGGTTTCGTTCACCTGTACGTAGCCGAGGGCAGGCAGATGGGTGGCGAGGTTGCTGAGCAGCCGGTCGTAGGTGGCCGCCTGGATCTCGTACAGGTCGACCTCGACAGGCTTGCTCGACTTGGCCGCGTGGCGAGCGAGGATGCCCGGCGAGCAGGCCGTCGCCCAGTCGAGGCCGTCGACGCGTGCTGCATCGCCTGCCGTGAGGTCGATCCAGGACAAGACGCGGGCGTCGGGGATCTTGGCTGCGGCTCCGACCTCCTGGCCGAGCATGCTGCTGAGGAGGTCGTGCTTGGCGGGGGTTCGCCAACTTCGGCCGACGTTCATGTACTTCGCCACGGTGGGCCTTTCTTTCTGCGAGGGCAGGAGTGGGTGGTGCGAAGGCGGTGCCGATCTCGCACCGCCATGCTACTTTAAAGATTGGAAAGACTGAACAGATTGGAGATGTTGGAAATGACTTACACTCTGGCCATGGCTGCTGAGCAGGGCATTCAGATCGCCGACGACGGAGTGGCAGAGGTCTCGATGACCGACGCCCGCGCGAACCTGACCCAGCTCATCCGCGACGTCCGGTACGGTGGCCGGTCTGCGGCCTTTACGGAGCGCAAGGCGCGGAGTGCCTACGTCGTGCCGGCGGAGTTCTACGAGCAGGCCATGTCTGACCGGCGCATGGTCACTGCGTTCCACGCGGCGATGAACGAGCTGCCGAAGGAGGAACGGCCCCAGAAGTTCCTCGAGCTCATGCTCAAGAAGGTCGACGACCTCGACTCGACCTGACATCTCCCCCTCCTTCCTGTAGGTGTCCGTCTCCGTGGCCCCGCCGTGTGGCGGGGCCTTTGTCGTGCGGGTCAGGCCGCGGTCTGCCGGGTCTGGCGTCGTTGCTTCTGGCTGTGTCCGCCCCAGATGCCGCGCAGGCTGGCCCCGTCGTGCTGCTCGAGCGCGGTGGCGTGTGCGGTGCAGGCGTCCCGGACGGGGCAGTGTCCGCAGATGCGTTTGGCGGCCCGGCTTCCGCCGCCGGCGAGGTTGTCCAGCCACTCGTCCGGGTCGGCCTGCGCGCACAGGGCGGCGGACATCCACGCGTAGCGGCTCATGCGGCGGCCTCGAGCACTTCGGGGGTGACGCGTCCGCGGGCACGGACGACGGTCCTCTTGTGGCAGCCGAGTTCATCCGCGATCTGCTGGGCGGACTTGCCAGCGGCGGTGAGTTGGGCGACGCGCTGCACGTCGGCCCGGATCTTGGACACCCCTGTTCCTGGCCGCCGCTTGCGGCCGAGCGCTTCAGGCTTGGCGGCGGGGTCGTCGATGTCATCCCAGGCAAGCGGCCCGTGCCAGCCTTCGCGGGCGGCGAGGTTGCGGGACAGGCTTGCGGAGCGCTTGGGCACGCCGTGGGCCACCGGGTCCAGGGTTTGCGCGATGCGGTAGCCCTCGGCGATCCGGCGTGCGGTTGACGCGAGGACCCGGTCGGCGTACATCAGGTCGGTGAGTCGGCGCGGGTGGAAGCTAAGGCGCGGGCCGAGTGCGTTCAGGGTCCAACCCATTGAGACGAGGGCTTGCAGCCGTCGGCGGGTGCCGGTCGCGTCGATGATCGTGTTCGGTTTGATCGGTGCGGGCCCGACCGGGACGGCGAGGATGCGTTCGGCGACCTCGGGCCGGATCCTCTCAGCGCGCTTGTTGACGCCGTCGTACAGGATGCGGGCGAGGGTGGCGCTGCCGACGCGAGCCTGCCGCTGAATGTCGGGGATGCTGTGCCCGGCCTCACGCAGCGCGGCGATGTGCTGTCGGGCGGGGGTGGCGTCGACGAGGGGCTGCCAGGTTCCGTAGCCCTTCTGCCGGTAGCGGCGGCGTTCGTAGGCCTGGCTGCGGGCGACGCAGTCGGGCCGCCGGCAGCGGTATTCCTTGACGCAGGTGAGGTTGCGGTGGTGGGGGGCTTCACGGACGGCGGTGGTCACGGCTTCTCCTTCCGGGTGTCGGCGTTCCAGGCGGCTTCGCAGGCGTCGAAGAGCTGGTCGTCGTCGGCCTCGAGGTCCGCCGGCGGCTGGGGGTGGATGCGTCCGGCGATGCGTCGTCCGGCCCAGATGGCGAACACGCCGGTCCAGTAGCCGAGGGCGATGATCAGGAAGGCGGTGAGGGCGGCGAGGATGCCGAAGGAGATCACCGCACCCCAGATGACGATCTCGACCGCTTCGAGCGCTTCGGAGATCACTGCTGCCTCCCGCGGGCGGGGCGGGTGATGAGGGCGAAGGCGACCGCGGCGATGCCGGCCGTGAAGCCGAAGGCGGCGAGGAAGAGGGCGGCGGTCACGCGGCCCTCCGCTGCTCGAGGCGGGCGGCGCGGGCTGCGGCGCGGTCTTCGCGGCGGCGCCGGGCGACGGCCTCACGGTGGGCGGCGGGTACGCCGATCCAGACGTGGACCATGCTGTGTCCGGCGCGGGCCGAAGTGGAGGCGCCGTGGTGGCGGATGATGCCCTCGTTCTGCAGGCGGCCCGGCAAACTGCCCCACTGACTCTTGGGATGCGGGGGGTCCGGGAGTTGGTGCTTGCGCGAGATCTCGTCCACGGTGAACGGCTGCATGGTGTCGGCGGCGGCCACGTAGTACGGCCACACCTCGTCGACCCACGCCTCGTAGTCGTCGATGATCCGGCGGGACTTCGCGGGGGCCGGGGCGGCTATCTCCGTGCCGTCGAACGCGGGCTGAATGTGGCTCACGACGTGGTCTCCTCGGTGGTGGCGAGGATGGCCTCGCAGGTCTTGAGGTCCCGTTCGGTCTGGCTGAGCAGTTCGCCGTCCGGGGTGAAGATGCGCACCTGGCCCTCGCGCCAGAACCACACCTCGAGGTCGTGCTCGACGTGGAAGGTCAGGCCGTTGACGCGGGCGGTCTCGGCGGCGCTCCAGTCGCGGGCGCACAGCCAGGCGCCGGGCCACGGCCAGTCCTCGGCGGGGTACGGGGTGGCCCAGATGTCCTCGCCGTTGTCGTACTTGGCGTCGTAGTGCCAGACGGGCCGAATCTGCTGGCAGTGCTGGCAGCGGCCCACCTTCTGGACGTTGTCCATCGCGTAATCTCCTGGGGTGAGGGGCCGGCCCGATTCCCGCGGGCCGGCCTCCGGCGTGTGCGGGCTAGAAAGGCGGGTCGTCGGGGTAGGCGCTGAGGACGATGTCCACGGCGACTCCGGGCCCCATGCCGAGTGCGGTCGTGATGCGGTTCAGGGACTGCGGCCAGCGGCTCGCCGGGACGCGGCCCTCTTCCGCGGTCTGGATGGCCTTCTCGGAGACCTCGGCCCGCTCGGACAGGGCGCGTCGGCTCAGCTGCTGCCGCTCGCGCTCCTTGCGGATGGCGCGGCCGAGCATTTCCCACGCGGACGGGTCCGCCTTGAGGGCTTCGTCGCGGCGGCTCGCCGTCTCGTCGCGCGGTGCGGGAGTCGCCCAGGGGTCGGGCATCTCGGCGTCCCACTTGGCGCGGCGGGCTGTCGGGCAGAGCCAGGCGTCGCGCGGGTCGCCCCAGCCGAGTTCGTCGATGTAGGCGTCGACTTCGCGGTCGATGTTGAGGTCGACGGAGTCGAGGAAGCGGGCGAGGCCGAGCGCGTGCCGGTGGGCCTCGTCGCCCTCGCTGAGGGTGAGCCCTTCGGCGACCTGCCGGATGAGGGCGAAGCGGTAGGTATGGATGGCGTGCCGGAGGCTGCTGATGTCGGCCGTGGCGGCGCGGTCGGCGGCGAGCATGGCGTGCCCGAGGGCGCGGTTCGTGAGGACTCCGGTGAGGACGGCCGCGTGCTGCTGGTCCTCGAGCGGGAGGGTCTTCTCCAGTGCTGCGGCGATGGCGGTGTCGGCGGAGGCGAGGAGCCTCTCGGCTTCGGCGCGGTGGTCAGTGGTCACGATGTGTGGTCTCCTCTTCGGAGGCCGCCCCGCCTGATTTGGGCGGGCGGGGCGGCCGTCTGGTTGCGGGTTAGGGCTGGTCGGTGTCGGGCGTCCAGTCGGCGGAGTCGTCGATGGCGTTCTGGTCCCAGTCGCCGGCCGCGGTCTGGTCGTCGCGTGCGACGGTGTACGCGGGCTCGGCGGCCGGGGCCTCCTGCTGCGGTGCGGGCGCCGGGGCGGTGAGCGCGGCCACGGACAGGGGTGCCTTCGCCGGGGCGATCTCGCCGTGGACGTAGCCGTCGGTCTCCTCGGCGGCGTAGGGCAGGCCGTGGAGGGCGTCCGAGGCGATGAGGCGGCACAGTTCGCCCGTGGCGCGGGCGATCAGCATCGTCTTCGGCTGCTTCTTCCACTGGTCCTTGCCGAGGAGGCCCATCTGGCGGGCGCGGCCGATGTCCCAGACGACGGTCTGCCAGGTCTCGGCACCCTTCCGCCGACCGCGCATGACGCAACGCTCATCCGTCGACTCGACGAGTTCGATCTCGTGGCCCTGCTTCTGGACGATCGCGCGCATGGCGTGCGCCCGCAGGGCGGGCTGCCCCTGGATGACGTCGATGGACTTCAGGGCGGTCATCGGCTGGAGTCCGAGTTCCTGCCCGGTGAGGATCGCGGCGACGATCTCGTCGGGCTTGCCGCGGTAGGCGCCGGCGAACTGGGTCTTGGCGAGGGACTGGGCGACGAGGTGGGCTTGGCGGGCGGACTCGACCCACTGCATGAGCTCGTTGGCCGGCTGCTGCGGGGTGGGGGCGGTGGTGGCGACGGTGCTCTGCTCGTCGCGCTGGGCGATCTCGTTGCTGGTCATGCGTAGTTCTCCTTGGGAAAGTTGGTGTGGGCGAATTCGCCGAAGTGGGCGATCGCGGCGATGTCGTAGGCGCGGGCGGCTTCTTCGCGGGTGGCGTAGTAGCCGAGAGACCGGGTCTTGCGCCCGGCTCTGAGTCGTGCGTGCCAGCGTTCGCCGCGGGGATACCAGGTGACTCCCTTGAAGCCGGAGTTGCTGGTTCGCTTCATGTGGTGGTTTGCGGCGTTCTGCGTTCTAGTGCACGGCCGTAGATTCGTCTTGCGGTTGTCGAGACCATCCCCGTTGACGTGATCCACCATCGGCAGGCTGGTGATCAGCGAGTGCATGTACTGCGTCGTGCGGCGTCCGCCAGGAAGGCGCACCCCTCGCCTCGCATACGCGGTTCTTCCGTGCACCTTCACCTGCCACGGACCACTCGCCACGATTGCCTCGTAGTCTTCGGCGTCGACCAGCGCGTAGAAGCCCTTGGTGAGCGGTATCCGCTTCACGTTCTCGCTGCTCACGGCAAGTACTCCTCGGCCTGGCGGAGGGTCTCCCAAACCGGCATGCCGATCTGGGGGATTTCGGTGACCGGGCCGGTCCAGTCGGGCCACGAGTCGTTGGTGACGCAGTCGGCGTACAGCCGGAGTGCGCGTTCGTTGCGGGCGCGGCCGATGTCACGGTCCTGCTGAGTGAGCTCCCGCACGGTGATCAGGTGCGGGGCCTGCTTGGAGATGAAGACGAAGACGAAGCGGACGTCTTCGGGCTGCATGGCGGCCCATATGCCGTCGACGTAGAAGGCGTCCTGCTGGTGGTACGAGTAGTCGCGGATCGCCCGGGAGACGGCTTCGGGGTTGGCGTCCTTCGTGGTCTTCAGGTCGACCGCGAGGGTCAGGCCGGGCATCTGCTTCAGCCAGTCCGGGCGGACCCTGCAGCGGACGCCGGTCACCGGATCGGTCCAGTACAGCGACCGTTCCGCGATCCCCGTGCCGGGGGCGAAGAGGGGGCCGGCGAGCGGGTGCTGACGGATGGCCTCGGCCATGGCGTCGACCTGGCGCTTCTCCTTCGGCAGGAGCGGCACCTTGCCCTCGGCGTAAGCCTCGTCGCGCAGGACGCGGGCTTCGGCCTTCTTCCAGTCCGCGTAGTCGAGGACGACGATGTCGTGGCCCTCGCCCAGCACCGCGGTGTGGACGGCGTTGCCGAGGTCGAACTCCTTCTTCGGCGGCTGGGGGTTGTCGCGGTCGTGCTTGAACTGGGCGGGGCAGCCGGGGTTGAGGAGGGCGCGGAGACCGGTCGAGGAGATCGACGTGCGGTCCGCGTGGTACGCGTCGGCGGACAGTCCGTCGATGACCTGCGGGGCGTCGACCTCGACGGCGGCGGTCACTGCTGGTCTCCGTCGGCGCAGGTTTCGCAGAGGCCGTCGCGGGTGAAGGGCCCGTCGGTGTTGCCGCAGCGGGTGCAGCCGAGTGGCCCGGTGGGTTTTGTGGTGCTTTCGGTGCTCATGTGACCTGCTCCAGGGTGTGAGGTGGTGGGGGCCCGCTCCGCTCGGGCGGGGGGTGCTCCGGCGGAGCGGGCCCTTCGGATGCCGCAGCGCGAGGCGCCAGCGGCCGGTATGGGGTTGTTGGTCAGAGGAGGTCGTCGAGGATGAGCTCGCCGAACCAGACGAGGACTGCGACGGTGATCCCGATGACCGCGGTCCAGGCGGGGCTCTCGGTCACCGCCCAGGTGATGCCGGAGCCGGCCGCGCCGAGGATCAGGCCGAGCAGGAAGCGCCTCACTCGGCACCCGCCGCGGTGACAGTCGTCTCGGCGGGCTGCGGCTTGACGGCCTTCCACTCGCCAGACTCCTCGTCGTAGGCGACGAACTCGTTGTCGTCGACGCGGAAGTTGATCCCGGCGTTCTTCGCGTCGTTCAGGCCGCGGGCCAAGCGGACCGCCCACTTGCGGGGCTCCTCCGCCATCTGCTTCGCGACGCGCGCCTCGTGCTCCTCGTCCCACTTCTTCGGGTTGAAGCCGGCCTCTTCGGCCATGTCCCACGCCCACTCGCCGAGCTCGCCGGAGTCCAGCTGCTCGGCGGTGTCGTTGACGACCTGCTGGGCGGCCCGCGGGTCGACCTGGTGCAGGGCGTCGAGGAACCGGTAGGCCATCCAGTCCGAGACACCGGAGCGGATGTGCGCGAACCAGGCGTCGCGGTCCCCGTCGAAGTCGCAGTTGAAGACGTTCGACGTGGAGTCCAGGACACCGCGGAGCAGGTTGGCGGCGGTCTCGCGGATGTCGCGGGTGGCTTCGAAGCGGGACGGCTCCGGCTGCGGCAGGCTGGCCATGTCGACGTCCTTGGCGCCTGCTGCGAGGGCCCACAGCCACAGGTCATGCGCGGCCTCGAACGTCTGCTCCTTGGCCGGGCCGATGCCTCCCCCGTTGGTGGGCATCTGGGCGCCGATGAAGTTCTCGCCAAAGAGCAGGACGGCCTTGCGGTCGGCAGTGACGCGAACGCGGAGGCTCTGCTGGATGGCGGCCCACCGCGGCAGGTAGTCGGTGTTGAGGGCCGGGAACGGCTCACCCTCGACGCTCTGGGCGGCGATGCCGCGGAGCAGGCCTCGCCAGTCGGGGAACTCCAGCGCGGTGTTGGTGGCCACGGTGAGGTCGGCGAGCGGTCCGTCGAAGACGAGCCGGTCCTTGGCGGTGCTGATGGTGATGTAGGCGGCGCCCTTCAGCGAGTCGACCCACTGACGCAGGGAGGGAACGAAGTCGCCGGGGATGGTGCGTGCCCACGGCTCCTGGTTTTGGTCGCCGTCGTTGAGGCGGTAGCGGGCGGCGGCGAGGGTGTACCGGTCGGAGGCGACCGCGTACAGGTACTGGCTGTCGACGTCGAGGCGGATGCCGTGCAGCTGCTCGATGTCCTCGTGGCCCATGTGGTCGGCCGTCTGGTCGAGGAGGAGCTTCAACTGGTGGGCGTTGATGGTGACGGACAAGGTGATCCCTCCATGGGATGCTGGATGTCGGATCCCCGGGTGTCTGTCGCACTCGGGGGTTCTTCTTGGTTGCCGCCCCGGCCGGCCTGGTTACATCCGGCCGGGGCGGCAGGTCAGGCGGCGGTCACCTGGTAGGTGGGCCAGGGCTGCGGCTGGTCGAGGATCGGGAGTTCCTGCGTCTGCTCCGCGCTGGTGTCGCAGTAGGGCACCGGGGAGACGTAGGGCAGTTGCACGACCGGCGAGTACGGGCGGACCAGGTCGGTGGGCACCTCGCGGATGCGGGGGCGGGCGTTGACGACCGCGCGTCGCAGGCGTTCCTGTTCGGCGGCGCTGCGGCACACCTTGTGGGAGAGCGTCTTCACCCTGGCCTTGAGCGCCTGGTTCTCGGCTTCGAGTTCGGCGGCGCGGAGGGCGGCCTGGCTGCCCCGGATGATGCTGCGGGCCAGCTCGCACACGAGGTCCTCGTTCGCGGCAGTGAGCTGCCGGTTGTCGTCCTCCACCTGCCGGGCGCGGGCGCTGAGTTCGACATAGGCCGGGGTGTGCTTGCCGGTCGTCTTGGTCGGGGTGGTGATGCTCACTTGCTCTCCTTGCGGGCTCGGATGCGGGCGGAGATGAGTTCGCCGAAGAAGATGAGGAAGAGGGGGGCGACGAGGATGAACGCCGCCAGGACGATCACGACGTCTCCCACGCCTCGATGGCGTCCTGGACGGGGGCGCGCAGGTGCTGGTGCCATCCGGTGGTCATCGGCGTGGCCGTGCCGGTGTGGGCGAGAGTGGCGACGGAGCCGGCGAGCATGACGGGCATGACCCAACCGGGCACGGGCAGCGGCTCCGGGTCCCGGTTGGATCCGTCGTCGTTGAGGCGGGCCCACTGCCAGATGGGGCCGCGGTCGTAGAACTGGTCACGGCCGGTGTGCCAGTCCCAGACGAGGATCAGGCCGTGCTTGAACCGGTTGGCGGGGATGCCGGACGTTTCGGGGGTGAGGGTGATGACGCCGCGCAGGAAGTCCACGTCGTAGGAGTCCTCGGCGAACGCGTCGGCCTGCTCGGGCTCCATCCCGCACTCGGTCAGCGCGCCTTCAACGGCGTTGATGTACGGGGCGTGGGGCAGGGTGTGGGTCACGGTCACTTGGGTCCCCCCAGGAAGTCGTCGTCGATGTCGTAGAAGCCGCGTGCGATGGACTCGATCGCCTCGGGGTCGGTGATCCAGCGGGGTACGGGCCGGCGGGTGATGGCGGGCTCCGCGGCCGGTGCGGCCTCCGGGGTGGGGGCGGTCATCGGGTGACCTCCTGTTGGAGGACTCGCCGGTAGAGGGCGGCGGTCGCGCGGCGGGGGGTGGGGATGAGCGGCCCGTGCCACCGATACAGGTCCGGAAGGGAGTACAGGACCGAGTCCAGGTGGCTGTACTCGTCCCGGGACCCCATCAGCGGCTCGCCAGCCTCGTTGTACTGGCCGGACCACTGCCACTCGACGCCGGTCACATCGGTGTAGGTGACGGTCAGGTCGAAGTCGGTGCCGTCGTGCGGGTAGGTGTTCACGACGCCATCACCGATCCGGGGTCGAGGCGGGCGGCGTCGAGGCGGAGGAGGTATTCGCGGACCTGGCCGGGCAGCCACGTCGACTCGTCGGGCCCGAACTCGCGGTGGCAGTCGACCCAGACGTGGGCGAGGGCGTCCTCGATCACGTCGGCGGGCATCGTCGGGGCCGCCATGTCAGGCCACCTCGCGGGCGGTGCGCTCGAAGACGGCGATGACGTCGGCGGGGCTGATGTCCTCGCTGTCGTTCCAGCCGGCCAATCGCAGCACCGGCGGTTCGCCCTCGAAGCCGTACAGGTGGAAGTCGTTGATGCGGGCGTTCAGGCGGGTGACGACCGCGTCGAACTCGGGGCGGCCGTCCTCGTCCTCGCGGGGCGGGACCGGGTCGGCGAACATGGCCACGGACAGGGCTCCTGCCGCGCACACCGGCCACTCGGTGCGGGACAGTTCGATCCCGACGCCGGACTCGGGGACCCGGTAGTAGTCGCCCTTGTTGTGGCCGTTCGCCGCGATGACCTGGGCGGCCTTCCGGTAGATGTCAGCGAGCTTCACGACGCCTCCTTGGCGGGGTTGGTGGTGGGGGCGAGGAAGTTCCGCAGTCGTTCGGCGGACTGTTCCGCGCGCTGCTCTCGCTGCTCGTTCTGTCGGGCGACGAGGTCGGCGACCTGCTGCCGCAACGTCGGCAGCGGCACGTCCAGGTCGGAGATCGGGCGGGTCATCGGGCCGCCTCCTCGTCTTCGCACTTCCACTGCTCCTCGCGCTCGCGGAGGTCGCATTCGACCTTGAAGGCGCCCTCGTAGTCGCGCGTCTCACGGGCGGCGGCAGCCAGTTCGGTGAAGGAGTCGCGGACCTCGTTGCGCTTCGCCTCAACAGCCGGGTGCTCCAGCTCGGCGATGCGGGCTCGTGCGGCGGCCAGTTCGGCGGTGGCCTTCTCGTACTCGTCGTCGTCCTTCGCCTGCTGGTCGCGCAGGTGCCTGACCTCCGCCAGCAGAGCGCGCACGTCGGTCGGGGCGTGGGCGATGAACGCGGCGTCGGCCTTGACCTGCTCCCAGTCCTCCTCGGCCGTCCACTCCCGGTGGGTGGGGTCGTTGTCGAGGGGCTCGTCCTCAAGGCGGGCGATCGTCCGGCGAGCGCGGTAGCCGGTGCCGGTGTCCTTCAAATCGGCGGCGATGTCGAGCAAGCCCCCGCCGCCGTACTCGTAGACACCCCACGGGCCGGACGTCGCCGCCTCCACGCGCGCCGCGATCTCCGCGAGCCGCTGGTCGTCGAGCGGCTGGGGCTGGTCGCCGACCGGGGCAGGCAGGGCGGGCTGCGCGGTCGTGGCGGCCTGCAGCTTCGCCTGTGCCGTCTCCGCCTCGTGCAGCGGGGTGAAGACCTGCGCGCCGTACTTCGTGGCGGTGGCGCACGGCCAGCCAGTGACGACGCCCTCCTCCTGGCAGACCGCGCACAGCCACGAGTTCGGGACTCCGCAGTCGTCGAAGACGGGGACGTGGAAGCGGGCCGGGAGCTTTGCGTTCTCCTCCAGAGAGAAGCCGGCGAGGATCTCGTAGTGCGGGTGATCCGGGGCGTGCAGGAGAGTGGCGCGCTGGGCGCACTCGTCGTGCTCGACCGGCTTGCCCGCCTCGACGAGGCTGCGGCAGGTGCCGCACGCGGACGGGTCGGCGCTGGTGCTCTTCTCGGCGAGGAACTGTGCGCGCTGCTCGACCCAGAAGGGGTCGAGGTCGGTGTGCTCGCTCATGCCGCCACCTGCTTCCGGGCGGCGTCGTACTGGGCGATGGCCCATACGGCGGCGTGGCACTGGTAGACGAAGTGGTAGTTCAGCTTGTCGACGTTCCACTCGGTGAAGTCGTCGAAGTCGAAGCCGCCGGTCTCCCGGATGCGGACCTTGTGCTTCTTGCCGTCCGCCTTGTGGTCGAAGTACTTCCAGCTTGCAGCCGAGTCGTAGGAGCCCTCGTTGCCGGACGCACCGCACGAGCACTCGGCCCGGTACTTCATGCCGTGCTGGAACTCGCTGACGAGCTGGAACGCGGTGTCCTTGGTGTCGAGGAGGTCGCTGTCGAGGATCTCCTCGCGCACTGCGGCTTCCAGGCCGTCGGGCGCCCAGTCGTCCCGGATCGCCTCGGCGACCCGCTCGTTGATCTGGGCTTCCATGCGGGCGCGGTCGTACTCCTCCACCGAGCGGCGGCCGTTGACCAGCTTCGACGCCCACGAGTCCGGGTTGACCCTGCTGCCGCGCAGCCAGGCGAACATGTCCTCGGTGTCCTGGCCGAACCGCTCGAAGTGGAACGAGCCGTGCGAGCCGGCCACCAGCAGGTTGTACGGCCACGTCACCAGCACGAGCCGGTTCATGGACTTCGGGGCGGAGAACTCGATGTGGCGGAACAAGCCGTCCTCGCGCTGCGCCTTGACGGTGGCCTCGGCGAAGTCGTTCTTGAAGTGCTCGGCGATCTCGGGGAAGTCGGTCATGCCGCACCGCCTTCCGTCGTCGCCACGACCTCCAGCTGGAAGCCGCCGCCGTTGTTGAACCCGGCGAAGATGCAGCCGCGCAGGTTCTCCAGGTCCACGACCACCTCGGTCTCACGCGACGTGAGGTAGCGGCGTGCGTCCTTGTGGATGCGCTCGGCGAGGCTGTCGGCGTCGACCGCCCACACGGTGAGCGGCGGGGGCGGCGTCGAGCCGTCACGGCCACCGCGGCGGCCGACCCGCTCATAGACGACCCGGTACAGGGTCTGCGTCGCGCCGGGCGCCTGCGCCATCTCGTCAAGGGACGGCGTCGGCGTCTCGGACAAGGGCGGGCGCTCCGGGTCGAACGCGGGCCGAGTGCGCCAGGCGTGGCCGCTGTCGAAGCGGGCGGCCTGCACGATGTCGTCCGGGGCGCTGGGGTTCTGTGATGATGTGGACAAGGTCCACGCTCCTGTTCTCTGTGTTCGGGTGGTGTGGATCGCGAGGCCGTTCCGGGTGCACGGGGCGGCCTCTTTGCCGTCTAGGCGGCGGCGCGGGCCGGCTCTCGCTGGAGCTGCGGGGTGGCGTAGTCCGGGATGCCGAGGTACTCGGCGACCGCGCGGGCCGGGAACCGGAGGGTTCGCCGGCTGCTGTCCGGGGTGGCGATGTCGATGACGCATCCGCGGGCCTTGAACTCGGGGTCGTCGTCGACCCGCATGCGGATCCACATGTCGCTGACCTTGAGCCACTCGCGGAGCTCCGCCTTGGTGAGCAGGGGGGTGTACAGCTGCGTGGGGGTGAAGGGCTGCTCCACTACTCCTCCTTCCGTTCGTTGTGGATGATCTTTCGGTGAATGTGGAAACTGTTGGCACGAAAAAGGTCACGTGGGGGCGGGGGTGTCGAACAGTTCCCCTATGGGCTTGTCGAGCGCGAGCGCCACGAGGTCGCAGGAGCGGTCTTCGAACCCGTTCCGACCGCTGGGGCCGCGGGAGACCATGTGGCCGACTGCGGAGCGGCTGATGCCGTAGCCGAGGGGGTCGGCTTGCCTGGTCTTCTCGGCGAGGCGCTCGATGGACAGGCCGGCTTCCCGCATTGCGTCCCGGATGGGCTGGCCGTTGTCCCGTCTGTGCATGTGGTGCCCTTTCGTGGCCGAGAGTGTTGCGCGTGGCCGAATGTGGAAGCTCGGCCGTCGGCTTCGTTTCCACATTCAAGGTTGGATGTGGATTGATGTCAAGTCTCCTGACGTGCAAGGAAGCGTTGGCCAGCGCTTCCGCATATGCCAGTGCTTCCGCATGTGGAAATCAAAGCAGGTCAGATGGGCCGAGCCGACTTGTCTCCGTGGCACGCGATGCACGATCCTTCTACATGTGGATGACCTCGCGCGCTTGATCACCAGGGTGATGGACGAGAAGGGCTGGACACTCACCACTCTCGCCCGGCGCTCAAGCCTGTCCACCTCCACCCTCCACAGCTGGAAGAACGGCGACCGCGCCACCGGCAGCCGAGGCCCCTCCCCCGACAAGCTCCGCCAGCTCGCCGCCGGCGCCGAGCTCCCCGTCGCCACCGTCTTCGAAGCCGCCGGCCGCCACGTACCCGACGCCATCGACGACGAGGAAGAGCGCCGCTTCCTCCACATGTACCGCGCCCTCGACGGCAAGGACCGCCGGGTGGTCGAGGCGACGATGCAGGCGATGCGGGAGCGGCAGAAGTCCACCCCTTGACGGAAATTCACCCGTTCGAGGTACAACCATTCGTGAAGTTCGGGTTTAACCTCACTGATCTCGCATGGAAGCTTCACGAACGGTAGTTGTCAGTTGTACCGTCGAGACTCCGCCGTACCTCCACCTGCGGCCGGGAACGCAAGTCGTTCACAGGCTCATGGGGGTTGTATGTGCGCAATCGTGATCGTGGAGGACTTCGTCCCGATCGCACCGCGGTGGGACAGGGGCAGAGTCGCAATCGTCATCGGCCGCGGCCTCAACTACTTCGGAATGCTGCAGCAAGTACGGGCCATGCTCGTCTACCTGGGCGCCCCGCAGATGGGCGTCGGCGCCACATGCTGGTGCGGCGAGCCTATAGAGGTGCCCAAAGCTCCCCGCGTTCCGAGGCAGATCACCATGCCCCTGCAGAAGGAGGTCTGGCATGCCCCGTAA